ATGGCTCTTTCAGACACGAAGCTAAGAACAATTTCAGGCAAAGCCTATACTGGACCCACGGAGGTTACAGACTCTAACGGCCTGAGCGCAAGGATATCACCTAAAGGGGTTATCAACTTCCAGTTCCGCTTTAAATGGCAGGGAAAATTTCAGCGCATGAGTATTGGCCGGTATCCGTCAGTGTCGCTAAAGGATGCCAGGAACATTACTGATGAACTCAGGCTACTGGTTGCTTCCGGCACCGACCCGCGCTCTAAGTTCGATAGAGGCCAGAGCTCAAAAGCTACCTTGGCCGACTGTCTGGATTACTGGTACCAAAACTATGTAATTATGCAACTCAGGCCTAAGACCCGGGACCTCTATTGTTCAACAGTGATGAAGGTCATGGACGGTGCATTTCGGTATGTACCCATTGAGGACATTACTGCTAAGCAGTGGGTCGATTTCTTTACTGTGCAGGAGCGGGAGAATCCGCGCCGGGCTCGACAGGTTCTTAGCCAACTGAGAACGGCAACGCACTGGTGCATCCGCCGGCAGTATATTGAGTCGTCTTCTCTGATGAACATTCTACCCCGGGACTTTGGTGCGTCATCGCAGGTAGGTGACAGGGTCCTGACCTATCAGGAACTGGCGAAAATATGGCTGAAAATAGATCGCACCCGGGCATCCACAGCCAACAAGCTTCTTCACCAGATGCTGATGCTGTGGGGCGCAAGAAACTCAGAGTTGAGGCAGGCCACAACGCAGCACTTTGACCTGGATAGCATGATCTGGACCACGCCCGCGGAGTTAAGCAAGATGGGTAACATAATTCGCCGGCCAATCTTCCCGGCGATTGAGCCACTTCTTGAAAAGGCACTGACCACTTATAAGGGTGTTTTGTTTCCGGGAGCTGAGCTGGACAAGCCAATAACGATATCTGCGGCCAACAGATATATCGGTAGGGTTCGTGATGACATGGATATCGGGTACTGGAGAGCGCACGATTTTCGCCGGACGCTGGTTACCCGATTGTCTGAGCAGGGAGTAGCGCCCCATGTCACCGAGAAGATGCTGGGGCATGATTTGGGTGGGATTATGGCCGTATACAACAAGCATGACTGGATTGAAGATCAGAAGCAGGGTTATGAGCTTCACGCGGAGAAAATATTCTGGCACGTTAAGAAGCTATCCTCTGCTTAGAGCCGCCATTGTTAATCCAGTTCTGCACCTCGGATGGCCGGTATTGATTCGGATGTGATCGTACCGGCTCCGGAAAGCAACATTCTTTTCTGTAGCGCCACATCGTGTTTGGTGACCGGATATTCAGGCAGGCCATAACTTCTTTTTCGGTAACGAGCTGTTCAATTTGCATAGCATTCTCCTTTACCCAACCTGCAGGCGCGACGAATCCGCCAGTGACCGGTTGAGAGATTGTTTTCATATGTTAATTTGTAAGGGAAAGGTTAGTTTTTAGTGTGTATTGCGCTCAACATTCAATCAAACATAAATTTATTTGAATCTTTTAACTTTAGGTCATTTACATATAAATTCCGTTGTGATTACATATCTAGGAATAATCCTACCCTGGACTAATGCAATGATCTTTTTTGAAGATGCACGCGGAAATACAGTGCTTGTTAAATCCTCATCCATCAAGCAGGTGGAGAAGTTTGGTTGTCATTCAAAGGTTTACGTTGATGGTTCAGCTTCACCTATAATAGTTAAAAGAGATATAAATTCTATTATGATGGAATTGGAAGAGAAGCTTAATAATAAGGAATATAAAGTTACCTCCGAGTGAATTTTATTAAAATTAATAATTTAATTTATTTGTTTTTTAAATTAAAAGCATTTGCACGTTCGTGCTTTTCTGAATCTTCGCGACAGTAAATATCGCAATAGTGTCCTTTATTGATCTTGGCATCACAGTTATAGCACTTGCCGATGAATGGTTTCGGCAATGGCCGGTTAGCCATCGCTATCTGTAACTGCTGATGCTCAAGCTCCGATGCCTGGTCGAGTGGGTCGGCGTGGGTCATAGTGGTTTCCTTTAGGCAATAAAAAACCGCCTCGGTGGGCGGTTGTTCGAATATTCGGTTTTCTTTTTCGAAACAGCGTATATTAGTGGTTTACCTTCCAAGGCTGATACATGACCATCAAGCAAGATCCACGAATAGCTTTAATCGATTTTTTGCGCGCCATACCTATAAGCATTCGCATGGAGGAGTACGTTTTCATTACTCTTTACTGCCTACAGCTAAATCCAGAGGATGATTTTCGTAATTTAGAGAGCAACGTGCATGATTATCTGTCAATTTCTGGTTTGAGAGGAATCGGCGCGGTCATATGTGCACGAACAGTAATAACCAGAAGAATGTCCAAAGCAGTGCAAAAGTTAAATAAAGCTGAACTTGATTTAAAAGGTATAGAAGAGTTTCAACCAGAATTCAGTCAGCGGATTCTCTTGGGCATCCCCCTGAAAAAGAAACACTATTCTCAGGTTGTGGGAAGGTGGGATAAGCTTTTAAAGAATGCATTATCTGACGACAATATTGACTATTACGAGAGAAACCCCAGGAAGCTATGTGAGATATAACCCAGGCCATCACTCCCCCAGCCCGTTGAGGCGTTTAATGAAGTTAATCCCTTTCACGAACCCGTCAAATTCATTCATGAACTTCTGACCATCCCAATTACTAAATGAATGGCTACAGTAGCTATTGCCGCATCTTGATGTCTGTGTCGGGATTCGGTTTCCTTCCTCAAAAGCATCCTGCAAGTCTCCAGGTAACTTAATCACCGGCACTGGCGGTGCGGTGTATTTAACTGCTTCCTCAAGCAATAGCCGCTCCTGTTCCTCCTGGTGTTCCCACATACCACGGCGATCGCCATCAAATTCAGAAGCATCTTCGCGAACATTTCTCACTTTAGCCGCAAGTTCTGCAAGTTTTGATGTGTCAGCCGTCAGGGATGCGAGGGCGATTTCCTGTCGCTGTAATTGGCTTTCATATTGCGACAAGTCAAAGTCAACATGATGTTTAGACAGTCGTAAAATATGCTCTTTAAGATGGCGTATTTCTTCTTGGCAATCAGCAATCAGCTCCTGCTGCCGTTCATTTGTCAGTGTCATCAATAATCACCCCGCTGTACTTTCAACTGAAGACGGAAAGTCTATTTTTTCATTAAATCCCGCGCCGATATTCTGGACAGCAGTGCACCAATCACTGGAATTTCTGCTATTAAGTGCGCTCATTACTTCATCAGCTCGGCGTAAGTCATACAAGCAAATAACTGGGTCACCAATTGTGTAAAACCCGATTTTTTTCGGGGATGGGCATCGGTCAATAACGCACTGCAATTCGCTTATCCACGCCTGTTCTTTTTTGTTTAATTTAGCCATCACTTCGCCTCCCACTTGATGTCAGCGTTATCCAGCGCTGCGTTAACTTCTGCTTCTGAATATGCGTATATCGCTCGGTGAGCATCAATGAAATCCCTGCGATGCAAAACGCTAAGAGGTTTAGGCAGCTTTACAGTACGGGCTTCCAGATCTGCTATGCGCTGATTGGCCAATTTAAGTCCCTCGCCAATGATTGGTAAAATCCGCCCCATCAACTGACATTGAATTTCTTCCGGCGCTTCCGGCCATCCTGGAGAGCTAAGACCGGCGCAGAAGTCGACTATTTCGCTTGCTACCAGTTCTGTGATATCAGTCATTAGTAATCTCCCCAGCTATATGTATCAGCAATTGGCCCAGGTTCGTCAGCGGCAAGGAATGTTTCACTGTCTGGCGCTCCGGCGATAACCCTTTTTGTGTATCCGTTTTCATCTTTTGGATACGTGATATAGCCAGCCTCTCTAAGGCCTTTAAGGCAAAGCTCTACTGTCTCCGCAGTTAGCCTGATTCGGCTTAGCTGAAAAGTTTTCCGATAAATAAACGCTGAAAGAGCTTCTGTTTTTGTATAGTGATAACGAGATCTGGCACCGCCTTTGGAGCACCGTTTAATGTGTTTTTTCTGGCGTTCCTTATTCCCACCAGTCCAATATTTGACAAGCTGTTCAAAACTCATCATTGGCATATCGCTGACGTGCCAGAATGTCTTTTCTGTCTCCCTGATAATTACACGCTTCCATAGCATAACGACTGGCCTTCCTTCGCTATCGTTACCGTCAACGTATCGATAGCAGTATTTCCTGTCTTCTGGGATATCAGTCATGCTGCACCGCCTTCGCTTGTCACGTTGTTAATAGCCGTTTCTACCTGCTGAAAGACGCGCTGAGATTCTTCGCCGGTTAGTTCACGACCCATTTCGAATTCGAGAGAATCAACGACAAGAAATGCAAATCCTTCGATTGATGAGAGCATCGCGCTGTTGATGTCGCTCTGCACCAGTTCTGTGATATCAGTCATGATGCGCGCTCCATTTCAGACAGGCCGACACGGACAGCATTCACGATGCGGTCAAGGTACTGATATTTATGATTCGGTACAGAGGGCCACTTTGCGTACCATGGGTCATCACCCAGCAGGTCAGGAAGCTTGTCACCTATTCGACAGTCACAACAGCTAACCTTAACGTCCTCAGCATTTTCTGCCTCGAACCACATTTCTCGGGCTTCACTGGCTTCAATATCTTTACCTTTGCGTAATTTAATTATTTCTGACTTAACAAACATCAGATTGGCATCATTGTCGTCATCGACTGTTCTTCTCAGGTCAGGGTCGAAATATCCGATTAAGTATTCATTGCTTACTCGCTTGATGAACTCCTGTACTGAATCACCGCCCATTGCGAACCAGGCCCCAGTCCACGCCTTCCCATAGCATGTAATAGTGATGCGGCCTTTCCCTGGCTCATAGTTTTCAATCATCACTCGGATAGGGTCCAATCGCTCCGCGCCGGAAATAGTGAATGCGAGTAAATCTATTTTTTCGACAGCAATGCCTGTTGATAGTGTTTCCACTTTGTTCCTCTCCAACAGATAACCCTCCCGGCGGCCAGGTGGCAGAGGAGAGGGTGAATAGGGGGTTAATTAGTCGCCGAAGCCACCGCGTCCTGATGTGTTTGCTGTCGGGAATGTTGCCTGCTGCTGCCCTTGCTCATGCCAGTAGCGCCGCCAGTCCTCGGCGTTCTGCTGCTGCTTCCTTTCGGTTATCCATTCCGGCTCCGGCGGCCTGACAGACATTTCCATATGCTTAATGCGCTGCTCCGTCCGTTTCATCATCTGATTCAGTCGTGGGTGTGACTCTCCGTTTTTAGCCGCGGTGAGTGCTTCCATGCATTCCATAACAATCCTTTGGTTACGCAACCATTCTCCGCGCTCACGCCCTGTCATCCGGATGATTCGGTTAGCTTCATAATTACGCTCCCATCCCTTCAGATGTGACAAAGCCGCCGACTCTTCCGGTGACAGTTTCATGATGTGGCCTTATTTAGATGGAATAGATGAAATGGGCAGGGTGCTGCAGGCCAATAGGAGCAAAAGGAATATCGTCATCAAAGTCCATTGGCGGTTCACTCATTGGCGGTGGAGTAGATGGACCAGCCTGGCGCTGCGGTTGCTGTCGTTGCTGCTGAGGTGGTTTGTTTCCCTGACCACCTTCCTGTTTACCGCCCAGCATTTGCATAGTTCCGTTTATGCCGACACGAATCTCAGTGGTATACCGGTCACTCCCTGACTGGTCCTGCCATTTTCGAGTTTGTAGCTTACCTTCCAGATAAACTTCCGAACCTTTGCGCAGGTACTCGCCAGCTATCTCTGCCAGCTTCCCGCTGATGACCACACGGTGCCATTCCGTCAGCTCCTTCTGTTCACCTGTCTGTTTATCACGCCATTGCTCAGATGTTGCTACTGACAGGTTAGCGAAGCAGGAACCTGACGGGGAGTAGCGCACCTCCGGGTCCTGACCTAACCGGCCAGCGATGATTACCTTGTTTACGCCTCTGCTTGCCATTTATGCTGCCCTTTCTAATTCGTGAAGCCTGATGCCGGTATCCTTTTTGCACTTGGCTTGATAATCAGGGAAACCGTCCAGTTTCCTCCATGTTTCCTCATAAAGCTTTTTCACTTTGTCAGGCATAGGCTCATTCATAATTTCTTCGGTAAACTTTCTGAGTATTTGCTCCTGCTCATGAACTGGCACCTGATCGTTGCTCGGCGATTCTTCTTTTGTCTGTATATTTGCTGGCAATGCCCAGCCTGGCAGAGTAGGTGTTTCCCACCACAGAGAGTGGAATTTGTTTGTCTGCTTATCCTTGTAAGAAGCTTTGTTCCACTTGTTATTGCGCTCTACAGTGCAGATAGCGAACCGCTCCTCTAACTGGTAAAGGTATCGTCCGATCCCCCACTGGACAGCAGCCCGCTTCATTGCACCTGATCGACCGCCTTTCACTGCTTCGACCTGAGTATTTTCAGCAGCGTCCCATTTGGTTATCCATTCACCGTGCACATTAATTGAAATCCCGCACTCAACACCGCCATTATTCGGTATATCCCGGAACTCATTACGCCATCCGCCTTTACCACAGACATCATCAAGACGCTTCATAATCGCCCTGTTTGTGACATAGCAAAGCACCATTGCCCACGGCCCATTGCTTGCCATGCCACACTGCTGTACGCGCCACTCGATATCTTCCGCTGCGAATGGCTCATCAAGTAATCCCAAATCCATCATGAATAATCCCCCACAAATTCTTCCCAACTGATTTCCGGATTCTGGCGTTCCGTTGCCAGATCGATGTTTTCCCGCTGAATGGCGGCCATATCCTCTTTGAGTGCTTCCCGGAGCTCTGCAATAAAGTCCGTGTCATTGTCACGCCACATTGTCCAGCCTCCGCATTGAGTCCACGTATTCAGCCAGTACTGCAAAATCCATTTGGCCACACAGTTCCGTTTGCTGCTCAGTGGTCAGGCTGTCAATAGCGCAATCTTCCATTGATACGCTTACCTTCCCTGGCCGAATGGCTCTGCGAGTCTGTACATCCGAGCATTCGATTTTCAGATTCAGTTTCATTTCGACCCCCAGAAGTCTCTGACCATTTCAACGAAACCAGCTGATGTATTTGGATAGAAGTGAACCGAACCGCTGAATGCAATTACCAACTCAGCACCCTGAATGATGTATTTCATGCGAAAGCCTCCCGACCCGGCCTAACCGGATTAATTGACCAGCGCCCGCGCCGGCGCATACGTTTACGTGCGTTATCGACAATTAAGTCGAGAAGTGATTTAGCAGCGCCAATGACGCCGCCGATGACGTGGGTCATTAGCGTTACCTCGTTTGGTTTATGGGTCATATAACCGCCCACTCAGTGAATGGACGCTGATATGAGGGCGTAAAAAAAGCAGCTCAGTGGCTGCTTAGTTGGGTATAACGACAATTACCGTATTAACCATTGTTCCTGATGATTTAAATGAACCATCAGGCAGTTCTTCAATGTGTCCGCCGCGGTTATCAATTAGCTCTCGAAAATCTGAAGTTAGTTTGTTGCTGCGGAACGTTACGGACGAAGACATGACCGATACGAGCAATCCTCCAGGTTTTAAAAACTTTAAAGCGTGGGTGACATGCTTAATATCAGCCTGTCGGCCAAATGGAGGATTCATAACAACCCGGTCATAAATAGGAGTTGGAGCAACAGTTAGGAAATCGACTGGTTCACCAATTCCTGATAATCGCAAGTTCATAGCGTGTAGCGCATCGTTATTGGCTGGCATCAGCTCGTACATATCAACCATCACATCTGCTGCCGCATCGTGAGCCGCCTTAGCAATTGCACCTTTACCAGCGCTAGGCTCAAGAACCATCATTCCATCCCGAATGTCTGCCAGGTGAATTACGTGCATGACAACACCAGGAGGGGTGGGAAAGTATTCAAAATCATCTTTCGGTACAGCAACATCTCCAGTCAGGATTATCTGTTCAATGCGCTCCGCTGCTTCGATATCGAAAACGTGCGCCTTGGCCTTACGGTTCCATTTGCCGCCTGCGGCTTCAATAACCTTGTTAGTGCGAGTGTACAAATTCCGGTCCAGTTGCCCTGTAAGAACTAAATTATTCCCGCTGCACTGACATGCGCTCAGCACATTTAGCACTTCGTTATCAACTCTCACTTTCCTATCTCCCATAAAAAAGCCCCTGCATAAGCAGAGGCGAAATTTAATCAGAACAAGTCTTCCACTCCTGTTCAGGGCAGTATTACCCACATAGCCCACTCTGAAATGAGCTATAGGGGGTTACTGGATAGGTGGGGGAGGTAATGGCATCCAGTGGGTTACCTTTGTGTCGCCAAATGAATTTATAATCCAGTTGCCGCAAATGATGGTGCACACGTCAATATTTCCTGACTTGAAACACAAATATGTTCCATCTTCAGGCATCCGATCACTACACTTAATCCACTCACTCATAATCACCTCCCCATCATCCAGAGAACCACTGACACTGCCAGCCAGAACGCCAGCAGCAGGACATAAGTAATCAGCCACACCTTTGTGCTGTATGTCATATTTCACCCGTAAAAAAGGCCGCTTATGCGACCTGTTGTAACTTGATTCTGCCCTCTCGCTGACTGGCTCGATTTTTCCATGCAAGGCCAACATAGCATTCACGCAGGCTACCTAAATCACGATGAGTCACCGCTTTCTCTCGGTATTCGTTTTTGGCTTCGCGGAATGTATTCATCCACCTTTGATAAAATTCCATACTTCACCTCACACTAAAGGAATAGACCGACCGCGCGACTTCTGGCGGCCGGTGCATGTAATCCGGTCACCTTTGGTGCGGTGTCCGGCTGAGTAAATTGCGACATCCGGCATACACTGGGATACCTGCTCCGGACGGTTACGCCAGTTGGGTGCTCTCAGTGCCTGCTCAACTCGATCTACCGGCTTCAACTGCATAGCCTCTGCTGATTTACGGGCGTTAAACTCTGCCATACGGCGTCTGTTTCTGTTCATTGAAGTGTCCTCTGTAAGTTCTTTGGTGGGGGAGTCATCGCGACATTGTGGCCCAGTCTCAGCTTGTGCCGACTGCCGTCCCGATACAGCGACAGACTGAGATCTGCCATTGCTGATTAATTTTGTGCTCGGTGACTCACCCCCGAAGAACTCACTTCGGCCTGTGTATTCACAGGAACCTTGTTTTTAAATAGCAGCCTGACTTCATGTCCGGCGCGGTAAGTAGTCCGTTTACCGCATCGATGTTTCGTTTCGATGGGTAAAATTACAAGAAAGTTTGTTATCTGTAAACAATAAATCTTGTATCAATTCTTGTAAAATACTCATTTGCTTGTTTTTTAAGGTTATTTATTTTTGTGGGCGAAAAAATCCCGCCCTGTGAGTGGCGGGATGATGTCGGAGATTCGGTTTTTTTTATGATTTCGGATGGTGCAGTCATCAGGCAGGGAGGAGGTAGGAATAAAAAAGCCCACAGCCGTGAGGCTGAGGGCTAAGCCGGGCAGTGATGTTATTTATAAGCTCGGGTAAGTTATCGCAAACAGGCTCGTCATTTTATGACGTATATCAAAATCCGGACGAAAAAAAACCCACGGTTAAGTGGGGTGTATTCAGGACAATACTAATGGGAACTATTGAGAGAGTTAAACTTCAATCGCCATATGTAGTATTAACGCCTTTCTTCAGCTTGTCAAACTCCAAGGAATCAGCAGCTTACTTGATTGTTCAGGATTTGGTTAAAAAAAAGCCCACGTGAAGTGGGTGGATGAATCGAAACAGGTGATGTTGTTGTTATTGTCGTTGCCCTGCTGGTGATGCCTTACCAGTTGTTGTCAGGCTAAAGTCTCACCTGGTGAGAGGAATAAAAAAAACCCAAGAGACTTGGGCATCAATGGCACACAACGATTTTATTATCTGACGGGCTATAGCCTCGCCTAATTTAGATAATCTATAAATTGTCAGTTATTGTCAACGAAAAAAACCATAACCCTATGATAGCTATGAACTTATTAGCGTCCTAAGCTTCTTGTTTCGGGGTTGTACTGTGTAAGAGTAGTGGCGTGCGGGAATGATAGTTGGGGAGGGTGCTGCGGATTGCGGGCACAAAAAACCCGGCGCGGTGGCCGGGGTGTATTATTTTGCAGCATCTAGTAGGGCCACAGGGACGATTACATCGTTGTAGCCTGCTGTTTTAAGCGTCGAAAGTGTAAATGCTCTAAGGTATGGATAAAGTATGCTCCTGACAGGAATATCCTTGGCTGCTGCATCGACATCCTCAACAGAAACTTTATCCCCCCTCACAATTGCCATTTGGGTTGCTTTAAATAAAAACTCACCGCCTTTGTGCAATTTTAAGGTCATTTTTATTCTAAAATCCGTACCGTTATCAGCATTAAAATCCATGGAAGAACTAACATCCATATCAAAATCTTTACCTGATTTTGTTGTGTCTTTAGTAGGCGATAGACTGAAATCGATCACCAAAAACTTTATAACTTCAAAAGGCATGACGGACCTCGCAATAACTCAACTCAATGACTTTTTCACCCATGACATTCACTAAGGATGAATCAGATTCGCGGCGAGGAGTTATGTCATTTTTAGTGTTCCAACTGTCAATGATGTGGCGAGGATTGGATACGGGAATTTCGTTTCCAATTTGAGCGATGGTAGATTTACGCCTTGGGCGGTATGCTCTGTAAAATGCCACTGTGCGGAAGTTTGCCGGGCTTACAGAAACACCTGCTTTTTTAGCCAACAGAATGAAAGCCCCAGGGATTTCCCTTGCGACAATAAGTAAATTGTCCATAGATTCAGATTGTGAGACGTCATCATTTTCATATTTGCTAAATGCTACTTCTCCACCGCCGAAAATCTTTGCAGCTTCAAACTGATTGATTTTAAATTGGTTTCTTATGGCTTTGATTTCAGCCCCTGAAAGCAATCCGTCAACCTTTTTCCTGAATGCAATAGTTAACCTTTTCGATTCTTTCGAGTGATCATCGGTTTCTGTTTCACTTCCGCAATCATTGCAGCAGATAAAGCTATGAGGGATGAGAGTGGTTTCCCCTTTGTATTCAAATGGAGTTGATTCACTCTGAATTTCAACATTAGATGACCCGCAAGCCAAACATGCACAATTTTTCATAATACTTACCTCTGTCATAAATGACATGAGACTATCAACAGAACCGTTCCAGTATCAGAAATACCGAACTTAACATAGTATTCACACCTATAGTCTCTTTCGTTCTCATGGTCATGCTCAATCCTGACCAAGCTATAAGCATCGCAGGCAGCCCATGGGCCACCTGGCTTTGACTGACACCACTCTGAATTTCTATATCTCCCATCACGAGCAGCAGCTAAAACCAGGTTGAAAAGGTCATCATTATCATAAGATAGATTATCTCTATCATGCCTAGCTTTTCTCGTCCATGCTGTAGCTGATGAGCAATTAGCTTCAATGTCACTAAAAGTATATAGCGGGGTGTTTCTTTTTATCTTTAGGTCTGCGATTTCACCAGGGAAACCCGACTTATGCTTACTAACAATTTTTACCATTATGGTAAGTAAACCCCGCAACTGTCAACGTGGAGACTGTAAATCATAAAAACAAGTCTTAAAACTTTGATCCCATCACCCAAACCGCATCTTCGCTTCTACTGCTACACCGATTATCTTGCAATTTCCGTTGATAGGGATCATCGGCCATGCCGGATTCAGACCTTTCAGGAACTTACCGCCATCAATAATCAGCTTCTTAAACGTGGCTTCATTGGAGTCGACCAGCTTTGCGATCACTAAGCTACCGTTGATTGCATCTTTTCCGGTATCAAACAGCACATACATACCCTCAGGGACGCTCAGGCCGGTTGGCGCAGTCATAGAGTCACCTTCGACCTTCAGCCAGAACGCATCACCCTGAATATGGGCATCTGATTCGAGCCACTCGCTGATCTCACTGATGGAGTAAGCTTCTATGGCCTCGGCCCAACAACCTGCCTGAACGGAACTGAGGACGGGGTAGCGTTTGCCAGGCGTGTAGGTTCCAGCGAACTGAAAGTTATCGCCTTTTACTTCATCATCACTGCCTTCCAATAACCATTTTGCACTGACACCCAAAACAGATGACAGTTCAGGTAAGTATCTGGGTCTTTTAGTTTTTCCGCCTTCAAGTTGCTCAATCGACTGCTGCGATGTGCCAACCTTTTCAGCTAATTGTGTCTGAGTTAATCCAAGAGAATCCCTTTTGATTTTAACTCTATCGCCAATGTTCATTTTTGTTACCTCTACTTCCATGTTCACAAGAAAGCCTGTAATTGACAAACAAAGTAACTTGTTAGACAATACAAGAAAGTTTGTTAACGGAGGATGATATGGAAGGATTATCACACCGACTCAAACAGCGCCGAGAAGAAATGAAATTCACTCAGGCTAAGTTAGGTGAACTTGCTGGAATGTCCCAGCAATCAATTCAGCTGATCGAAGCCGGTGAGACCCAAAGACCTCGAAAACTGATTGAGTTAGCCACTGCACTAAAATGTGATGCGGCCTGGCTGATTTATGGAAATACCGGCCCACGCGCCGCTTAGCGCCACCCGCTCTTTAACAGTCAGCCACCCTCGGAATACCAGGGACCAACCCAAGTGACAGCCTTTGCTGATCACTCAACTAAACACACAAGGATTAAATCAAATGGAACTAACAACCACACGCAACAAGGCCCGCGCAATTGAAAGCAAATTGCTGAATAAAATCGCATTAGTCGGCCTGACCAATGTTGCTAAAGCAGTTGGCGTTGATAAGTCTCAGGTATCGCGCTGGAAGGCCAGCTTCATTCCGAAGATGTCACTGCTTCTCGCAGTTCTGGAGTGGGGAGTGGATGACGAACAGATTAACGAGTTGGCCCAGAGGTTACGGGTATTGCTCACAAATGAAAAGACCCCAAAGAACGGCGAATTCTTTGAGGCCTGATAGCGAATTACTGGATCAATTCACAGGAGTAATTATGTCGTCACTTTATCAGCTTTACAAGCACAAAGAGAAAAACGGTACCGGCACGTCAGTAAACAAGACTTACGTGGTTCCGCTGTCTGAACTTTACGTCGAGCCGGGCTTTAACGTCCGTGAAATCGATCAGGAGCATGTTGCCGAATTCCGGGATGCGTTCATTGCCGGTGAATACCTGCCACCGCTGGCCGTTCAGGTCACAGAGAAGGGCATCAAGATTCTGGATGGTCACCACCGCTACTACGGGGCGCTGGCCGCTAAGGAAGCAGGGCACCCGATCCTCCGCATTGAGTGTAAGGACTTCGTCGGTTCTGATGCTGACCGTATCGCGTTTATGGTCACTTCATCCCAGGGTAAGCCGCTGACACCGATTGAGCGTGGTTCTGCGTATCTGCGGATGATTAACCAGGGCTGGGAACCGGCAGAAATTGCCAGAAAGGTTAAACGGTCAGTATCGGACGTTAACCTGCATCTGGATCTGGTCCGTTGTGGCACTGAGCTGCTCGACATGGTTCGTTCTGGCGAGGTCGCGGCAACAACTGCTGTCGCTTTATCCCGTGAGCACGGTCCGCATGCGACATCTGTTGCAGTCGGACAACTGGATAAGGCTAAGGCCGCGGGTAAGAAGAAAATAACCCGTGCTGACGCTATGCCGCTGTTCAGTGCATCGAAAGCCAGGCGAGTGTTGGAGCTTTTGGTCGATGCATCAGAGGGAACTGCAGGGCCTGAATTTATTCATGTCCCGCTGGGTGTTAAAGACGAGATCTTTCGCATCCTGGAAGATTACAGAGCCGGTATCCGGCAAGGGGAGGTTTAATGAACCTCGCATATGAAAACGTTTCACCAATCAGGCCCGATCTCCGGGCCGTGGAGCGCCGTGTGGTCGATACCGATAATGGTTATACCAAAATCGCTAACGAGCTACTGGAGGCTATTGCAAGCGCCGATTTAACAGCGCGTCAGTTGAAGGTCATGATGGCTTATATTCGTAAAACATACGGCTTCAACAAGAAAACAGATCGCATTGCTGACGAGCAGATATCTCAGGTCACTGGGATATCGAGACAGAACGTCAACAAGGCAAAAAAAGAACTGCTTTCAATGAATTGCCTGTTGATGGAAGGGAATCAGATCGGAGTTAACAAAGAGGTTGCGGCGTGGCAATTCAGCAAGTGTCTCCAAGTTAGTAACTTTGTCTCTAAGTCAGAGACAAAAAGTGTCTCTAAGTTGGAGACTTTACCTGTCTCTAATCCAGAGACACACAAAAGACATTATCCAAAAGAAAAGAAAGAAAGTAATAAACCCCCTAAATCCCCCAAGGGGGAATCGTCGAAATTTGACCCCCTGAGCATTCCCGTTCCGGACTTCCTGAACAGCCAGTCTTGGAGAGAGTGGGTTGAGTACCGTCGCCAGTCTGGTAAGCCAATCAAAACCGAGTTCACCGTGACCAAGGCGTTCAAGCTACTGCGCGAATGCTACGACGAAGGGCACGACCCGGCGGCAGTGATTGATTCCAGCATCGCTAACGGTTACCAAGGCCTGTTCAAGCCAAAGGGCAGACCTACACCGCCAGCCAACCAACAGCCTGAACCACACTGGAACAGCGCTGAATCGTGGGAGGATTTTATATGAGCCGATTACTCCAGGCAGTCGCCAACCGTGATGCCAGCGCGTTATCGCAGATCGCCGGTAGCTATCCTGAGAAGCCATCACAAAGCGTGGTCAACAGCGAGGCAGAGCACCTGGTTGATGCATTGTTCCGGCAGTTCAGGCAGGTATTCCCGGCGGCGGCCGCAACGAATTTGCGCACTCCGGCAGACGAATCAGCCGCAAAAAAACAGTGGATTGCTGCTTTTGCCGAAAACGGGATCACCACCCGCGAACAACTGACTGCCGGCATGCGGTGGGCGAGGGCGAAAGATACTCCGTTCATGCCGTCACCGGGTCAGTTCATCGAGCAGTGCAAAGCCGGAGCCTGCCATGCCGCAGGGTTGCCGGATGCCGACGAACTGTACCGCCGGGTGATGAAATACTGCGGAGAACGGGGATTCTACGAGTGCCCTGAGAACTATCCCTGGGAGAACAAAGCGGATTACTGGATGATCACCGCTCTCTACAGCCAGATGCAGGCCGGTAACCTGACTGAATCAGAACTCCGTCAACGGTGCAGTAAGCAGCTCAAATCAATGGCTGACCGGATCACTTCCGGAGAGGATATCCCAGAGCCCCGGAAGCAGATCCCGCAGCTGCATATACCGTCAAAACCCGATGTGGCGAAATCACATATCGCGGATATTCGGGCTCGGTTCGGGCTGCGCAAATCCTGACCTTACTGTCGTTGAAGGCGATTTTAGTACCTTAATCTCCACCGGATAAATTATTTCCCACGGGGATTGTCAACGTGAGTACTACAGGGGGATGTGTTCAAGGATTCTATTATTTTTTGTACCATCTCTTGGCCGAAATCACCAAAGCTCGTGTTCATTAACCTGAGAAACATTATTGTATTTTGGGCTGGGCCTTCCAGTTTCCATGTGCAATTTTTGAAGTCACACCCACTAAGCGAAATAGGACTTCTGCCCGAGTAGACAACTAGGCAATCTGAGAATTTGCAGCTGTCATAGGCGACGTTATCCAAATCGACTCTGCTATTTGTGAAGGTACTATTTCTGACCTTGTTCATTTCTTACACATCCCAATTGTTATCAACTTCAACTTTACTGTCCTGACTAGAATTACCTGGTAATGCCTCCAACTTATTGATGGTGCTTTATGTTCAGATAATGCCCGATGACTTTGTCATGTAGCTCCACCGATTTTGAGAACGACAGCGACTTCCGTCCTATCCTTGCCAGATACTGCCTCAGATTCAGGTTATGCTGCTCAATTCGCTGCGTATATCGCTTGCTGATAACGTGCAACTTTCCCTTCAGCCGAGATTCATACAGCTGCCAGCCATCCGTCATCCATATCACCACATCAAAGGCCGGCAGCAGGCACAGAAGACGCTCCAGCGTGGCCATAGTACGCTCACCAAAGACGTGCGCCACGACCGTCCTCCTATCCTGGCATACGCGTAAAACAACTAGCGCTGGCGTGATTTAGCCCCTACGTAGCCCGATTGTTCGTCCATTTCCGCGCAGACAATGACGTCACTGCCCGGTTGTATACGTGAGGTTACCGACTGCGGCCTGAGTTTTTTAAGTGTCGTAAAATCGTGTTGAGGCCAACGCCCATAATGCGGGCGGTAGCCCTGCATCCGACGCCATTCATGGCCATATCAATGATATTCTGGTGTGTTCCGGGTTGTGATGCAGTGTAAGTGAAGCTGATTTGCCATGTTTTACGACAGTGAGAGCAAAGATAGCGCTGATGTCCGGCAGTACTTTTACCGTTACGTACGACGTTTTCAGTAGCTGAACAGGAGGGACAGCTGATGGAAAGGGGAGCCACGGGAGCACCTCAAAAACACCATCATACACTAAACCAGTAAGTTGGCAGCATCACCTCAAAGCTATTAGGTTCGATTTGAATATAAACAACTTTCATTAAACTGATGTTTATTACTAAATTCCGAGCAAAAATATCACACCATATTTAAATGCAACCTTAAATTACTTAGTGTATAATTCAATTGCACAATAATAATTAATAGTGTATTTTTAGTCCGGAACTATGATTTCTAAAACGGAGATTGAAAAGTGAAAATATATTACGCATTAAAAAGAATAGCGTATATTGCAGGTGCTTTATCTATTGGTTGCGGCTCGCTTCCAATGATTTTCAGCAAAACACCCGCACTTCAATACTGGGTGCTTGGGGCTTTTCTTATTTTAATTGGATATTTCATATCAAAGCTTGAATTCGATAAATCTAAATACATCAAGTACCTAAACGAAAAGAACGACGGGCTTTATATTTACTATGCTAAATTTGGTGGGGAAGAGCACGAAATAAAAATAAACACAAAAAACAAAACAATTGAACTAAAGTCAGGAAGAAACTCCTCTACACTAAACTTTGATAACATAAAATCATGGAAATATAACGTTTCTGGAATTAGCAAGGTTAATGTTGTTGGTTCCACTAACAGCGTAATTGGTAATTTCACCGCTTTATCTCAAGCCAACGCCATCAACCACCAAGCAGGGTACAGCGCGTGGGATAATAATGGATTCTTTATTCACACAGATGCATTGGCAAATCCTGTCTGGCATATAAAGATAATACCAAAAGATGTCGCAATAGACCTTAAATCTGACAAGTTTTGGAAAAGTGTCGCTGGCGAATGCGAAGTCTGGATGAACGTAATGAACCGAGCCATTAATAAATAGAAGTCTTACTATTGAGGCCAGCGCCCGTGATACGGGTACTGGCACAGCCCACAATACCATTCATGGCCATATCAATGATTTTCTGGTGCGTACCGGGCTGAGATTCGTTGTAAGTGAACCGTAGCTGCTATGTTTTACGGCAGTGATCGCAGAGATAGCGATGATGTCCGGCAGTACTTTTACCGTTACGCACCACCCCATCAGTAGCTGAACAGGAGGGGTAGCTGATGGAAATAGAAGCCACTGGATCACATCAAAAACACCATCACACACTAAACCAGTAAGTTGGCAGCATCACCGAATTACCTTTGATATTTGCGTCCATAAAACCCTTATCCGATTGGTAATCGGATGGTGAATAGAGGACCTTATTGTTGAAATTTAATGTAATAAAAAAAAGCATCACAAGGAGTGATGGGAATGAAATCAAGAACCATAGAAATCTTGATTGAAGGTGTTCGATATGTATGAACGGTAAAACAGTGGTGGCACTGACCTCAACTGATCCAGCAAATACTGCGATGATTGTTAGAGGATTTTTTATATGGCTAATCGTAGACATATTTTCCATAACCCAATGTTTCTAAAAGTATCCTTGGCGATTGACCACAACTTCTACAGTGGTTCTTTATTGATGCCAATGTGCTTACAGTATCAAGTTTAGTTTCAGAATAAACCACAAATCTAAAATGGATAGGAGGTTATTTGCAATTCGACCTGGTGAAACACCCAGGCGGCGTATTCTCTCCAGCAAATGACACTGACCTCGAACGACTCCAGCGCTTCAAAACCGGCGAAACCTACACAGCCGAAATCAAACTAACCCGTAATCCGTCCTTCCACCGCAAGGTAATGGCCTTCTTTGGCTTTTGCTTCGATCACTGGTGCGCTAATCGTGCCGGTCTGGAGCATATGGACGAGCACAGTCAGTTTGAGCGGTTCCGGAAAGACCTGACGATACTGGCCGGTTTCTATGTCCAGACAGTCAGGCTGAACGGTGAAATACGGACAGAGGCGGAAAGTCTGGCGTTCGCCAGCATGGACCAGGAGAAGTTCGAGAGGGTGTACAGCGCACTGATTAACGCCGCCATCAAACACGTATTTTCGGGAACCAAAGACCCGAACATCTTAAACAGGCTGTATGCCTTTTTCTGAGGAAGTCTTATGACAGACAAATCCAACACACCGGCAGAGCACAAAGATACTTGGCAGACGCCGCCGGAGATCTTCCGCGCTCTCAATGCTGAATTTCAGTTCCAGCTCGATGCCGCCGCCAGCCCGCATAACGCGCTTTGCCGGAAGTACATCACTTCTGAACAGGATACGCTCCGGACTGATTGGAGTGACTATGTCGACAACGGCTATGCCTGGCTAAACCCGCCGTACAGTGCGCCGCTACCGTTTGTCGAAAAGGCCGCAGAGGAAAAAGAACTGAATCATGTCGGCTGCGTGATGCTGTTGCCAGCCGATACATCGGTGGGATGGTTCAAAGAGGCAGTCAGAACTGCGAGTGAAATCCGGCTGATCACCGGCGGCCGCTTGGCGTTTATCTCCTCGCAGACTGGTAAGCCGGTCGGCGGTAATAACAAAGGGTCATTGCTAATCATCTGGCACCCGTGGCCAACAGGCGCATGCCAGTTCAAAACAGTGGACCGCGATCAGTTGATCAGCTTTGGAAAACGGCTGATAGAGAGGGCGGCTTAATGCGGACAGGAAAGCACTACGTTGAGAGTGAACTCGAATACCTTCGTCGCGTGGCAGGCAAGGTGCCGATACCGGTTATCAGTAAGTCACTCAAGCGCACCGAAAACTCTGTTGTGCATAAAGCCCAGCAAATGAAATTAAGCCTCACAGTGCCGAAAAGCGTATTGCTCAAGCACTGGCCTGAATACTTGCGAGGTGATGATGTTTAGCCCAACCCAACGCGCATTAGACAACCTGATATTCCGGCCAACCAAACTTACCCAGAACAAGCGAAAGCGAATCCCAGCCGCCAGTGAGGTTAAGTCTTACGACCATGCCTCTGTACTGCTCCGAGCTAAGTGGGACAGAACCAGAATGCGGAGGGTGCATGGTAACTGACTGCACAGCCTGCGGCTTTCCTGCTAGTGATAACCAGCTCTGTGATACCTGTGAGGAACTGTACAGCGCAAAGAGTCCGAACTTTTACGACCTGGGAGGTGATGATGGTCAGGCAGAAAAAGCCGAAACCTAAAACATGCCGCCACTGTAAATCGAAATACTCTCCTCGGTCCACCACCCAAACAGTCTGTTCACCATCCTGCGCAATCCAATACAGCAAGCACCAGTCAGCGAAACAGGCTGAGCGGCAGGCTATTGCCGATCGGAAAGCACACCGGGAACGCAAAGCAGACCTGAAGCCATTAAGCCACTGGATAAACATGACCCAGCGGGCGTTTAACGACTTCATCAGAGCGCGGGACGGGGAAGTATGCATCAGTTGCGGCAGCCGGTCGGCAGTCAGTTATCACGCCGGGCACTACCGGACCACGGCCAAGGCAAGTCAGCTTCGGTTCAACGAGGACAACGTTTCATCACAATGCAGTTCCTGTAATACCCACCACTCCGGAAACATTGGTCCGTACCGCCTCAACCTGATAGCCAAAATCGGAACTGAGCGGGTCGAGGCACTCGAAAACAACAACGAGCCACACCGATACACCAGAGAAGAACTGGAAGCCATCAGGGCGCGTTACAGGAAGAAAACCAGAGAGCTGATCAAACAGCGGGAGGGATTATGATGCTGAATATAGCGTTCGCAATAACTGTATGGGCAATATTTATTTTTATCTGGCTTCCCGTCATGTTCGCCCGGCATCGAAAGCAGATGCGCTCACTCAGGGCAATAAACAAAGGTTATCGATTCAGTAAGAAATACTTGGGAATCAGAAGACTAACCAGGAGTGATTCATGACCTGGCTAACCCGATTACTCAACCACTTCACCCCGATAGTTCCCGATGTAAAACCCGCTCACTGGCAATCATGGGATGCCATCCCCCGGAGGAAGAATGAATCTCGAAAACGCCGTTAAGTTTCACAGCCCGAAATCCCCTCAATTCACCGACTCCCCACGGGCAACCGCATCAGAGGCTTTGACCGGTACTGATGTTATGGGTGCATTTGGGATGGTGCAGAGTCGCTCTCAACTCGGATTCACAGCTTTCAGCGGCAAAATGGATCTGAGTGAGAGCGACAAGAGAAAGGCGATTCAGTTACTGACACAGCATGGAATGAAGCATTGCGACAAGGTGGCAGCCTTACGCAAGCTTGAAACCAAGGATAAGGGAAGGGTGGTGCAAACACTCGCAACTTTCGCCTTTGCGTCATGGTCCCGTTCGGCGGCAACGCCCGGGGCCAGGTGTAAAGACTGCCACGGTACTGGTCGGGCATGCGATCGGGAGAAAACGGAGGCGAGTGGGAAGTTCACGGAGAAGGAGTGTAACCGGTGTTCGGGAGATGGCTATACCCGCCTGCCGGCCGCATCAGCTTTCAAGGCGGTAAAGTCCAATATCACTGATAAACAATGGCGCTATGAGGTGAAGCGTTTTTATGAGTCACTTATATCGGAGCTGGATAAATCAGAGAGTCACGCCAACAGCATGCTGCGGCTGGTTACAACCTCTTTTGACGAAGTTGATAAATCCCAAACGATTGCTGTTGACTAAATGGCGGGAATTGGGTAAATTTGACACCAATGGTGGGATTTTATGCTTTCCATCCAGTCAAATTCAAAGGGCTCGCAGATTGCGGGCCTTTTTTCATTTCTGCGGTATCAAAATTTCATCCAGGCTCTGCTACATCAGGACTTTCTTATGGAGTTTCTTTTACTCTGAGAAATATAAGCTACTCTTAACATTGTAAACATCATCTACAACCCTTCATTCGAATATCCCTATTGTTTGTTTGATTTTGACCTCGCTTCGGCGGGGTTTTTTTTATGCCCAAATTTCACCCTCTGCCAATCGACGACCCGTTAAACATCCTCTCTGACTGTAGCGTTAACGGCACAGGGTGAATCCCTACACACAGCACCGAGCTTTTCTCAAGCAAAGGTGGAACCCATGAAGATAAATATCATGCCCGACAAAATTGCATCGGCAGCAAGCTATTGCGTGTCCGGCACACTTGTCTGCGGAGGTAGCGTGGCCCAATGGATCAATGACCTCGACTGGAACAAGATAGCCGTTATCAGCGGGATCATCGTAGGTGTCGCAACACTACTGGTGAATGCCTGGTACAAAAGCCAGACGCTGAAAGCCTATAAAGACTCGATTGCCCGGGGAATCCCCAGCGCACCACCTGAAGGTGACTGACCATGGCCATATCACCTTCACTCAGAAAGAAGCTGATTGCAGCCGTTGGTGGAGGTGTTATCGCCATTGCCTCAGTTCTGGTTAGCAGTCAGGAGGGAATGGAGCACACCCCGTACCGCGATGGCGGTGGAGTATGGACTGTCTGCAAAGGACACACCGGCCCCGACGTCATTCCCGGACGCACGTACACGGATGCTCAGTGCAATGCTTTCCTGTCTGCGGACATTGCTACCGCCAACCGGTCGGTTACCCGCCTGGCAAAAGTCCCGATGAACGAAATGCAGGAAGCGGCCCTGACCAGTTTCGTGTTTAACGTGGGTGCCGGTAACTTCTCCCGGTCATCTTTACTGCGTGAACTCAACGCCGGTCATTACACCGAGGCCTGCAACTCGCTCACCCGCTGGGTGTACATCGGTCGGACTAAATCCACTGGCCTGATGAATCGCCGGCAGGTTGAGCGTGAAGTCTGTCTGTGGGGTGCTCAATGATTTGGTTACTCGCAAACTGGCGTTATGTGGTGATCACCCTGCTGGCCGGAATCCTGCTCAGCGTTGCAAGCCTGATGAATCACTACCGGCATGCTGCTGATGAATGGAAAGAGAAATCACAGCAGCAAACCGCTCTGGCCGAGTCCAGGCTGAAAACCATTACTGACATGCAGGCACAGCAGAAAGCAGTCTCTGACATCGACACCCAGTACCAGACAACAATTAAGGCGAAAGACGATGAAATCAGTTCTCTGCGCAACAGCGTTGATTCTGGTGCTGTCCGGCTGCGCATCAAAGCAGTATGTCCCGCAGGAGTGCCCAAAGCCGGCACCGCCGCCAGCGGCACTAATGCAACCAGCGCCGAACTCGATACAGACGCTCGACAAAATTATTACACCCTCCGCAGCCAACTGAACCAGGCCACTGCACAGATTAACGGCCTGCAGGCTTACATCAGGGAAATCACCAAATGAAATTCATCCAGTGGCTGAAAAGCCTTTTCACGAAAAAAGAGAGCGAAGAGATGTCAGATCAATCCGTAACCGATACCGCAGTAGCAGACGCAACCACTGTCGCAGCAACCGACACTACTGCAACCACTTCGACAGCCGATACCACCACTGTTGAAACAGCTACTACCGACACCGGAATTGTGGCAACTGTAGAGCGTGACCTCAGCCAGTTCTATGACGTGGTTAAAGAACTAACCGAACGATTCGGCGCTGAATACAAAGAGCTGGCTATCGACTTCGCTAAAGCTGTCAGCGTGAAGAAGTGATCAGAACAGAGGCCATTGCGGTGGCCTCGATTGTGGTTATTATTCAAGTGGTAGGGTGCCTGATAGGAAGATTCCGAAAAAGAAGTTTGCTATAGCTGTAAAAAAAAATTGATAATGTTTTTTTAACTATAGCGGGGTAAGAATATGAAGGTTAACTCTGTAAATCAAACTTTGACGTCTCACAGCGAATTTATGGCAGATCGTTATCTCACTCTTGATGGTGAGTGGTCAGAATCTTGGTGGCAATTCTTCCAGAGGGCAGAAAACGCTCATTTTTGGATGATGAAGCGTAACATCTCAACAGACGGTACTCACATCATCGTAAATTGCCCTCTTGACGAATTACAAACCCAGATAACGCATATTAATTCATACTGCGCTACTGCAGATAAAGACTTGTTAGCATGGGAACATGAAAATTCTAGAATGCAGGAATATGAATTAAAGAAAGCTGCTGAACGGCAGGCCAAGGCCAATGAAGTCTTCAGTAATCTCAAGTTCTAATGCCATCTAATTTATCAAACCGCCTCCGGGCGGTTTTTTTATGTCTGCATCACAGAACATCCCATCCGGGTGCTGTTTAATGCAAGCAACAAGGAACAGAAATGGTAAAGCTGATAGATAATCGCCTTTCTCAAGGCGATAGCATTTGAAGAAGCTATGTGCGTTTCTGAGACGCAACACACTTGTCTTGAAGGCTCTTCATTGCATCAGGTGACATGGGGGCGGTCATCATATGCTGGTATGCCATACACTCCGGAGTTGCTTCCTCGTGATTTTTCTCATGAGCACATGCAGTAAGAGACGCGGATACTAAAAGTAAAATAGTGAATTTAATCAAATCTACCTCCTCAGTTTATAGGGAGTATAACTTTCGCACTATCGTGTAACCAGTTTGATTGGCCTCACCCTATGAATGCTAAATGTCATCTCCTGAAGGTGTTGCGATATCTCTTTTTATCCCGGAAGGCAGAAATCCCGAAGTAAACTGCAATGATGGTCAAAATTACAGCTGATATAAATAGCATTAAGTTATTCATTTTATTCTTGAAATTATAATTTGGTGCACAGTGTATACAGCGGGCTAAAGTATAGTTCAATAGCACTGATTATTTAGGTAGCACGCTTTTGATAAAGATCAACTTTTGGTGCGATTTTTTTTACGTAAGCACCACAGAGAGCTTCACTATGGTGATGTTTAATACAATAAATAAGGGATAAAAATGGCAGGTCTGACAATTAAGCAAGAGGCTTTCTGTCAGGCATACATCGAGAAAGGTAATGCTTCTGAGGCTTATCGGACGGCGTATGCTGCTGACAAGATGAAGTCGGAAGCTATCCACGTTCAAGCGAGTAAATTACTTGATAACCCTAAGGTTACCCTAAGGATTTCAGAACTGAAGGGAGAGCATCGAAAGAGACACAATATTACCGTCGATGATCTTCTTGATGAGTTAGAAGAAGCAAGGCAGTCGGCCCTCAAAGCAGAAACGCCACAGTCTTCAGCAGCAGTCGGTGCCACGATGGGGAAAGCGAAGTTGCTTGGCCTGGATAAAGTGGTAGTCGATAACATTTCCTCTGACGGCAGCATGACGCCTAAGCCGACAACCATTCGCCTGGTAGGAGTATCCCCAGCCAATGGAAAACCAGATTGATCTCCGCATCCCTGAAAAGTTAGTTCCCGTATTCGCAACGCCTGATGTCCGTTACCGTGGAGCACATGGTGGCCGCGGCTCTGCCAAAACAAGAACCTTTGCCCTGATGACTGCCGTTAAGGCATATCAGGCAGCCGAAGCCGGCATAAGTGGCGTAATACTCTGCGCACGTGAGTATATGAACTCACTGGAAGAATCATCCATGGAGGAAGTGAAACAGGCTATTCGCGCTGTACCATGGCTGGATGACTATTTCGATATTGGCGAGAAGTACATCAGGACAAAGAATCGAAACGTCAGTTATGTATTTTGCGGTCTGAGGCATAATCTCGACAGTATCAAATCCAAAGCGCGCATTCTCGTTGCCTGGGTTGATGAGGCTGAATCAGTATCATCGACAGCATGGAAAAAGCTTCGCCCTACCGTTCGTGAGTCAGGTTCAGAAATTTGGGTAACCTGGAACCCAGAGAAAGACGGTAGTGCTACAGATAAACTATTCAGAAAGAACCCTCCGAAAAGCTCACTTGTCGTCGAGATGAATTATGCGGATAACCCATGGTTCCCTGCGGTGCTTGAAGATGAGCGGCAGGATGATTTAGCCAACCTGGATTACGCCGATTATGCGTGGATTTGGGAGGGTGCCTATCTCGAAAACTCCGATAAACAGGTGCTGGCGAATAAGTACGTTGTTCAGACATTTGCAGACGACCTGTGGCAAAAAGCGGAGAGGCTTCTGTTCGGTGCTGACTTCGGATTCGCGAAAGACCCCAGCACTCTCATCCGTATGTTTATTCTGGATAGCAACCTCTACATCGAACACGAGGCCTATGGCAATGGTGTAGAGCTCAATGATATGTGGAAATTCTACGCTGGCAAAGAGGGTGCAACAGAGCGCCAGCTTACAGACTGGATGGTCACCGATGATGCTAAATTCCCGGGGATTCCGGAAGCCAGAAGGTGGCCGATCAAGGCTGACAATTCACGCCCAGAAACAATAAGTCATATTAAAACTGAAGGTTTCAATATATCTGCAGCGCAGAAATGGCAGGGCAGTGTTGAAGACGGCATTACCTGTCTGCGTGGATTCAAGAAAATCATCATTCACCCTCGTTGCAAAGAAACAGCGAAAGAGGCCCGGCTTTATTCGTACAAAACTGACCGGATCACCGGTGAGGTTCTGCCAGTGATCGAAGACAAGAATAACCACTGCTGGGATGGCATCAGGTACGGCCTGGACGGATATATCAAGCGGAAAACCAAAGGTGCCATCTTCTTCTAAGGATTAACTCAGTGAACGAACCAAACAAAGGCGAGGTGGCATTCCTCGTCAACGCCCTTGCTGAGTCAATCGGGCGGCAACGAATGCTGTACGCCAGCCAGTTCCACGGCAACACGAAGCGCACGAAGTTATGGGATGAATTCGGTTATCCCGATAGTGTCCCGTTCGACCTGCTTTACCGCGCATACCGGCGAAACTCTGCGGCATACTCCGGCGTTCATAAAACGCTGGATTCGTGCTGGATAGATTTACCAACCATAATCGAGGGTCCGGAGTCAGGCGAAGCGGCACAAAACACGCCGTGGGAAGTCATGATTACACGGGTAATGAAGCGCTTCTGGGCGAAAATCAAAGATGCTGACCGGCGTAACCTCGTTGGCCGGTATTCTGCGTTACTACTGCAGATTAAAGACGGCAATACATGGGATAAGCCCGTTGATGTGAACGCTGTCCGTCGCCTGGGTGATAAAGCGATTGTCCGGATGATTCCCGCATGGGAGTCGCAGATTAAGCCGGTCAGTTATGACATCGACACACTGTCTGACACTTACGGCCAGCCGACTGAGTACCAGTTTAACGAACAGCCAATTGATGATAATGGCTCATACGGTCCGACACGCAGCGTCACGGTGCATCCGGATCGGGTAATCATCCTCGCCGAAGGTGCGGAAGACGAAAATATCCTGTCCGGTATCCCGCTGAATGAAGCCGGTTATAACGACCTGCTGGATATTGAAAAAACCAAAGGCGGCAGCGCTGAAGGTTTTCTGAAGAACGCCAGTCGGCAGTTGGGTATAAGCTTTGACTCCAACACTGATATGCAGGCTATCGCTCAGATGGCAAAAGAGGCGGGCTATAAAGACCTCGGCGAGGCCATGAACGACAAAATGATGAAGCTGAATCGGGGTACTGATTCGGCGCTGGTTACTCAGTCCGGTACCACATCAGTCCTGTCAGTGGCTGCCTCCGACCCTACGCCGTCATGGACTGTATCAGCAAACAGCTATGCATCAACGATTCAGTGTCCGTTCAACATTTTGTTCGGCAAGCAGACCGGCAATCTGGCATCCACTGAAGACAAATCAGCGTGGGCTGTCCGCTGTAATTCCCGGCGTCATGGCTTCCAGTCTGACGTTGTGACAATAGTGATCACCAGGCTTTGGACTCTCGGGGCTATCGATGCACCGGCCAACGGTGAAGTGACAATTACCTGGTCTGATTTACTGGCGCCAGGCGATACCGAGAAGCTGGCGAATATGTCTACCATCGCGGATGTCGCTCAGAAATCACAGGCAGCGCTCGGTCGATCATCCATCACTGAGAATGAAATACGTGCTGCCGGAGGACTTGAGCCGGTACCGGAAGTGCCACTGCCGGACCCGAACGTTAAACAAACCGGTAAGGACCCGCTGAATGATGACCAGAGCAATACTCAGGACGCCGGTAATACCACGCAACAAAGCTGACCCTACACAATCATCACGCCAGGTCAGCCGGATGTTTAACGACATCGAAACGCGCTACCTCGGCATCAAGACTGACCTCAAATCGCTGTTTGACCTGCAACTTACCGGCACAGAAGTGCAGACCAACGCCCGGCAGAGTTATCTGGCCTGCAACAATGAAGACGGACCCGCCACGCTGTTCCAGGTGAATATCGGAAAGTACCTCTACGACATGACAGCCGCAAAGCTGGCAAGCCTGCTACAGAGTGCTCAGGCGATTCTGGATAAGTGGCTGCTGCAGGGTGGTGAGCAGAACGTATGGGCGATGGGTTACGTGCAGGAAGAATATCAGCGCGGCACGCAAATGGCTGTCAGTAATCTTTCGGTGCAGTCAGCAATTTACGAGCAGCAGGTAACGCTTGCCGACCGGTTGTCGTCACCAGGTGTGCTGAACCAGATAGCCAGTGCGCAGGTCGCAACATACAGCGACTGGAAAGGAATCAGCGATAAAGCCCGCGCTGATTTGTCCGGCGTCATAACTGATGCTGTGGCGCGTGGTATCAATCCGCGTGAAACCGCTCAGATAGTCAGCAAGCGGCTCGACGTTTCAATGAGCAGTGCAAAGAACATCGCTCAGACGGAGCAGGTTGGGGCATTGCGTAATGCTCAGCGAACAGAAACAGTCTGGTCCCGCGACACACTCGGCCTGAATACCAAAATGCTGCACCTGTCAGCACTCAAGCCAACGTCCCGCGCATGGCATGTTGCCCGCCACGGTCACACGTACACGCCGGAGGAAATCGAAGAGTGGTATTCGCAGAACGGTAACCGCTACAACTGCTACTGCAGCCAGATACCGGTAATCCTGGATGATGACGGGGAGATAGTTAACCCCGGCATGGTCGAGCGTCTGGCGAAAGAGCGGGAGCAGTGGCAGTCAGTTTCCCATAAACCTAAGAAGTAACCATCCGTGAGGACTCAGCATGTCACGCAACTGCGTAAACGTGCTGTCGGTCATTAACTCCGCTTCAAATATCTCCACTGAAACCATCAACGGACGCGATCACATCATCGTGCGCGGCATCACGCCTGTTGTTGATGACATTGTGATGAACCGGAAGTTGTACCCGGCAGCAGAAATCAGCAAGGGCTATAAAACGCTCGAACGGAACCCGATGCCGCTCGGTCATCCCAAAATCGACGGAAAGCATATCTCAGCTAGGGATGTTCAGGCGGTTAACCAGTTTCATGTTGGTGCCTGGCTGCAGAACGTGAACCACTCAGGCGGCAAGGTTACCGGTGATATGTACGTTGACCGCCGCTATGCCGAAGGTTCTGAACACGGCAGGCGTCTGCTTGAACGCCTGGACGATATGGCTGCCGGTAAGAACACCGAGCCGGTCCATATCTCAACCGGGCTGATGTACTCAGGAATCGCTGCCAACGGCGAATCCAAGGGCAAAAAGTACAACGAGATTGCGACAAACATGGACTTTGACCATGTGGCCGTGCTTCTCGATGAACCAGGCGCCGGCACTCCTGCCGAAGGTGTCGGAATTTTCGTTAACTCAGACGGCACTGAGCAGGAAATCGAAGTTGTGAACCTGTCAGATGCCGACATCCCCGATCCGAATGACCCCTTTAAATCATTTATCAACCAGCTAAAGGCGTTTTTCAGCGCCAACAGCAAACAATCCGATGAAGGAAACGACCCGATGAAAGAACTCATCACCAACGCGCTGAAAGCAAAAGGCATCGAAACCGAAGGTAAATCGGATGCTGAACTGATGGACGCGTACAACAAAGCCATGGCCGATGACGCTGCCAAAAAGGATGAAACGCCGGAAGAAAAGGCGGCCCGTCTGAAGAAAGAAGCTGACGACAAAGCGGCTGCTGATAAAGCCACGGGTACTGCGACCAATACCGAAGAAGTTCCCGCCTGGGCTAAGTCGCTGACCGAAAAAGTGGAATCTCTGACCCTTCAGGTTAATGCCGGCCAGGAATCAGAAAAAACCACCATGCGCACAGCGGTTAAGGCCAAATTCGGCATGACTGACATTGCAGTCAATGCACTGGATGGCGAGCCGCTGAAAGAGCTGTACGCACAATGCGCCACTTCACACGGCCTGAGTGGTGCTTTCAACCACTCAACCGATACCAAATCAATCTCAGAAATGCCGGAGTAATGACAAATGGCTAAAGACGGTAAACACGTAATTCACGCTGGCGGCATTTTCGCTAATCCGCTGCTTCACCGTGAAGGTGCGGCAGCCGCCGCAACACAACCCGGCACTGTTGGTTATTTCGATGCAGGTAAATTCACTGCGTCAGTGGCGGGTGAAGAATCGGCAATCCTGTACGTTGCCGACTTCGATTACCTGCGCTGCAAAACGGTCGATGACACCATTGCTGCAGGTGACCTGGTTGTCGCTATTCAGCCGCAATCGGGCATGTTCCTGAATATCCCTGCAGCGGCCGGCACGTACACCAAAGGTCAGGCTGTATCGGTGGTAAATGGTCAAATCGCCGCCGCAACGACCGGAGAAACCCCTTCCACCGTATTCGCTTATGTCGAAGAAGATACCGCGCTGACTGCAGTAGCGGGTGATCTGGTTCGCGTAGTATTCAAATAAGGATAACTGAATGTTTGTATTCTCGAAGTCTATTGGCGAAAAGACCAATAACCTGGCTGTTAACAGCTATCAGTTCGCGCAACTGAACCAGGAGCGCCAGGCAGCCATGAACCATCAGGGCGTTAATGTGATGGAAGAAATTGCCAATCGCGTGAATATCGCCTCTGAGCTGAATGGTATCAATGCCGTACGCTCTCCTGCTGACCTGTATAAAACGTTCGATCAGACCGTGCTGGCACAGTTCACCAATCAGGACGAGTTCACACTCCTGAATGACCTGACGCCGCTATCCCGTTCCGTTCGTATCAATGCCACCGTGTACGAATATGCGAAGTCTGGCGGTAAAATGTGGGGTCACACCTCAATGTCCGGTCAGATTGGTGCTGCGCTGGATGCCACTGCCTACACATACGATGGCACCATGGTACCGGTGCATGATACCGGCTTTAAGTTCGACTGGCGTGATGGCCACCTGAATAATCCTGATGCGTTCGACGTGATTTCAGATGCTCAGGCAGAGTCCACGAAACAGATTCGCCGGACTTTTGTGGACTACATCTTCAATGGCTTCCGTGACAGTGAAGGCAACTTTGTTCAGTTCGACGGTAAAACGTGGAAGGGGCTGAAAGCCGATGAACGTGTTGCCCAGGTCACTCTGACCACCGACCTGGCAATCTCGAACGACCCGAAAGCCATTCGCGCCCAGTTTATCGCGCTGCGCGATGTGGTGCGCGTCACCAACCTGCAGTATGGCGTGCAGACCTTTTATGTGTCTCAGGACATCATGTCCAACCTGGAGCAGTATTTCAGTGACAATTATGCAGCGCCAACGCTGTATGAAGAGCTGCTGAAGCTGTCCGGTATTGCTGCGATTAAGGTTGACGCACAACTTACCGGCAACCAGTTGCTGATTGTCCCGTTACAGTCCGGTGTTATCGCGCCGATTGTCGGCCAGGCATTCGGTACCGTTGCCGACCCGCGTCCGTTCTATAACAGTGACTATGTATGGCGCACCTGGGGTGCTGCTGGCCTGATGGTGAAAACCGATATCCAGGGTCACTTCTCTGTCGTCTACGCTCACAGCTAAGGATAAATCATGGCACTCGTAAAGATTCTGGCTTCAAATCTCTTTGCCGGTGCCAGCCTCCGTAAACTGGAAGCTGGCAAAACCTATGATGTTGATGACTCACTGGCCGATAAGTGGATTGCGGCAGGCAAGGCTGAGAAATCGACGGAGAAGAAAGGCGACAAGCTGGTGACCACTGTTTCACCGGCGAACTCAACCGTAACAGACTCTTCAGCCATTCAGGCCAAACTCGATGCTGCGCTGGCTCAGGTTAGTGAACTGACCGATACCGCTGCAGCAAAAGAGACTGAGCATGCCGCTGCACTTGAAGCCGAAAAGACCCGCGCTGACACCGCAGAAGCAGCGCTGGCCGAAGCAACCAAAGGTAAATAATTATGGCAGCCCAAATCACGCTTGATGACGTAAAACCGATGATGGCTGAATTGGGCTTCACGGTGCCGGATGCAGTTCTGACTCTGTTACTTGAACAGGTCAGCGCATCATCTGCCTGTATGGACGGGGCCGGATATTCAGACAGTCTGCAAAAACTGCTGCGTATCTACGCCGTGTTGCGTCTCGCGGCCCTGTCTGGTGCCCGTAAAATATCATCACAATCTGCACCTTCCGGTGCTTCACGGTCTTTCACTTATGATGCTGCCGGCACTGATTACCTGTTGAAACAAATCAGGGCGTGGGATACCAATGGCTGTTTATCTGGCCTGCCACTCAGCAGCAACCAGGTGGGATTCTTTGATGTTGTCGGGGGATGCTGATGATTTGGAATGATATCGCTGACCGGTTACCAAAACCGCTTGAGCGTGTATGGGTGGAAACCGACACCGGCAGGAAAACCACGGCCTATCTGAAATCAGACGGCGAATGGTTCCTGTTCTGCCGGAAAATTGCCGAAACCGGTGCAAAGGTGGTGAGGTGGCGGGAATGAGCGAGGCGTCAAACTGGTCATACACGGCCCCGTGTACCATCTGGCGTAATCTCGGGCTTGATGAATATGGTGATTCTCTGGGGTTCTCCGCCCCTGAAATCATCATGGCCGACTATCAGGGCGGGTTGTCCGCGAAGATTGGCGACATTGGTACAGAGCAGGTTGTTAAAAACACGTTCTGGACTGAATATGCCACTGCATCAAAAGGCGATTACATCCTGATAGGCCAGTCTGCTGATTCCGATCCGGTGGCCGCAGGTGCTGATGAGGTGATGCAGGTCATCCGGTACGCGGATACTTTCGACCGGCTTGCTGATGATTATGCCATTCTGACGGGAGTCTGATATGGGGATTAAGGTAAGAGGCATACAGGCATCAAAACAGGGCCTTGATGCGCTGGTGAATGATATTCAGGGCAGAAGGGCACCAAGGGCTGTACAGTCCGCATCCATTATTATCGGATCAGAGGCAGCAGTACTGACGCCGATTGATACCTCAACGCTCATTAACTCTCAGTTCCGGGAGTTGATGGTTAACGGAACAATGGTGACCGGTCGTGTTGGCTACTCTGCCGATTATGCCGTGTATGTCCATAACGCTCCGGGCAAGCTGAAGGGCAAGCCGAGATCCGGTGTTCAATCGTTTAATACCAGCTCCGGCAAGGTGGCATTTGCTTCTGACAAAGGAAACTTCTGGGACCCGCACGCTGAGCCGCACTTCCTTACCAAGGGTGCAGCAAATGCCAAAGATGCCGTGATTGCCGTTGTGCATAAGGAAATGTCCCGATGAATCCCCCGATGCATAAACGTGTCCGCAACCTGTTGGTCGATGCCGGACTCACTACCGGATACACCATCCAGTCGCTGGTATGGGCTGATTCCGGAAAACTCACCGACCGGTTCATTGTGGTCCGGCCAAACGGTGGCAGCAATATCGACCGCGATTTTGGTGCTGAATATTACGTCATGGTTGATGTAATTACCGGTAAGAACACCGGCGATTATGCCAAATCAGAAACCGATGTTCAGGCCATCATCGACTACATCCAGCAAAACCCGCTATCTGATCCCTGTGTGGGCCAGATAACAAACATGGGTGGCATTCCTTCACCGGTACAGACAACAGAGGGTCGCCTTGTGTGGCGATTGCAGTTTGTCTGCACCTACGGGGAATAACCCGAACAAAACCGAACAGGTCGCCATTTGGCGGCCTTTTTTTATGCTCAAAAGAGGCTAAGAAATGGCTCAATGTACCACTGATAATACTAAGCTGTTTGGCCGTGCCGTCATTCTTGAAGTGGCTGATGGCTGCGCTGACACAATCCCTGCTGAATCGGAGTTTATGCTCCTGGCGGCCGGCACATCAAAAACTTTCGACATGAACCCGAATACCACCAACTCATCTGCGGATGACACCAAAGGCTGGGTAGAGAACGTGGTCACCTCTAATGATCTGACTCTGTCATTTGAAGGTGAAGTGCGGGTTAACGATAAATCCGATCAGTACGGCGTGTACAAATTCATTAAGTATTACGTCAATGAAGTGAATGCCGCCCGCCAGCCGACACTGTGGGTCCGGATGTACTTCGGTCAGATCATGATTCAGGCCTACATGGTCATTACTGCACTGAGTAATGATGGCGGTACCGATGACATTGTGACGTTCTCGACGGAATTTAAAGTTGCTGATGGCTCTACGGTGTCAATTGATGATATTGACGACACTGTAGCTGTTACTGGTGTCACTGTGGCGCCAACATCGAGCACCATTGCGGCTGGTTCAAGCACTACATTCTCAGTAACTATTGCTCCGCAGAATGCAACTAATCAGGCGTTCACTGTCACATCATCTCTTCCGGCAAGAGCGACAGCAACTATTAGCGGAAATACGGTAACTGTTTCGGCTCCATCCGGGGCGACCGCTGGTACGGCAACAATCACGGTCACCACTGATGATGGCAGCTTTACAACCACTCATACCGCAACGGTTACTGCAGCGTAACCAATCCAAATGGCAGTTTCGACTGCCATTGATATTGATTATGAGGCTGACCAATGACACCAATTAAGGAAATCGGGGAGTGCGTTATATCTGTGGGTGATACGGATTATTTTTTCCGACCGTCATTCGCTAACATGACCAAAATTGGCACCCCGGAGGAAATAGTTTCGACGTTCTACGCGCTACACAATGACAACCTGAGTAACCTGATTGTCAGAGCATTGTCAGTGTTCGGCAGGCTGCCGGAATGGTTTATTCGTTACCTGAATAACTCAGCAGAAGGAAAAGCGGCATTTGTGGCCGCTGTGGCTGTCATGGATGCATGTTGTGATGTGGATGTCACGGTACTGACCGGCGAAATTGTCCCGTCACGAACAGGTAAGCGTTCATTCGTCTGGCGAAAAGGGCGGCTCGATGCCAATGACCTGATAGTGATTGCATCTGAACTGATTGTTCACGGCATTATCGGCAGGGCGAAGGTCAGGCAGTTACAGCGGCATGAGTCGAAATCAACGGTTAAAGAGTTCCGGGCGATTGACTACATCAATGCTGCCAGGAATCATTTTGGCATATCCCGTAGCGAAGCCGAAAACCTGACCATGACTGATTTTATCCTGCTACTGAACACCAAATATCCGGAACAGAAAGGCTTTACCCGCGAAGAATATGACAAGGTGGTTGATGATTACTTTGCTATGAAAGAGAGGCGGCTGAAGGGGTAGGCCGCTCTATTTAGGTTGTTATTTCTCTGGATTATCCGTCTCTGTGACCGTCAGCGATTTTGCGTCCTGCATAAACCTTGATATTTCATCGCTACTCATTCCTGAGGCTTTGAATTTTATTTTATCTGTTTCGATGTATACCGATTTGTGGCTGTGGCGTTTGGTAAAAGCCCATACAGCTGACCCTACAAATGTCCAAAATGGCTTTGATTCTGCTAATGAAATTATAATTTCTTTCAAATCAGCACTATTAACAATGAAACCTGGACCGCTTCTTACTTCATGAGCATTAGCGCCAGTGAAAGAGGGTCTAAACGTTATGTCATTCTCACGAAGTGTTGCACAAAAAGCTGCTGCAATATCAGATGGTAAAAATACCTTCAAAGGAGGATTGTTCATTACCATATCCTATTATGACTGGTTGGCGAGGTTAAAAAGCTTCTGGATATTCCTTTCCGCAGCAATCGCAGCGCTGACCTGTAAAAGCACGACTATCTGCTTTTACGATGTTGACGCTGAGGAGGCTCTTAAAAGAATGAGCAAACAACCTAACAGCAAAGATGACGAAGGGTAATCCTGACATTTGATCAGTATTCACTCGCTCTCTTGCTTCCCATTGCATAAGTTTGGCTTTAGGATTGGTCTTAACTTTACCAATGGGGATAGGGATGTGAAGAAGATTATAACTGCTTTTATTGTTGCATTGACGTTATCTGGCTGCGCGACTAGTGGTAATAAATCAATACAAAATGAAACACAAGTAAGTATTCAGCAGAAGTTAGTAAAAGGCGTTACGACAAAAGGCGAAGTTAGGTCTTACTTTGGTGATCCTACCGGAGTTACCTTTACTAGCGATGGGTCAGAGCAATGGCAGTATATGCTTGCGGACATGAAAATTTCCGGCAAGGCGTTTATTCCGTTCTATGGGTTGTTTGATAATGGTGCCACTACGGATATGAAACAGCTAATAATTCTCTTCAAGGGTGATGTGGTTAGCAATTACACCCTAGTTAACTCCAAAACAGAAACGAAGTCTGGACTGTTAAATTAAACATAATTTATCGAACGAACCTCGCTCCGGCGGGGTTTTGCTGGTCTGTCATATATCTTCGTACCGACAGCTTCCCCAGCCCTCTGATTCTATTTTCTTGGTTATAACCGCGCCCCTATCCGCGTCACCTGACCTGCGCAAAATGATGGATAACTGGCTATACCCATGATGGCTGGGATAAAAAAATTTAGTGTTTGAAGGCTTCATCCCTACGACATCTTCGTATTCTTTGAGCCTTGCGCGATGTTTTTCCTTCATGGCCTCAATGACGATATCTGATATAGAAATTGATTCTTCACATAGCTCAATAGCTAAAGAAAGTTGTTTAGGGTCTTTCCTGAGTCGGTAGGCGGTTTTTATCGCTTCTTGAATCTCGAAATGCAGATCGACAATATCGAAGCAGTCCAATGTTTTGATATGGGCTAGTCGATGACTGAAAGTCGTCATTTGACAATCTTCCCGTACATTGCTTTGAGAGTTTCGACCTCTGATTCAAGAGCGATAAGCCTCTCAGCGACTGAGGCTAAGTCTAGTGCCCTAATGTGCTGATTCTTCATCGTCCATGCCTCTAAGGCAGCTACCATTTCAGCATTAAGTGAGCGCCCATTTGTATCTGCTAGCTCTGCAAGTTGCTCTTTTATTTCAATTGGCAGTCTCAGGTTTACCTGAGGGTGTTTATAGGCACGTTCAGACATATCTACCTCTTATTTTTTTTAAGAATAAGTAGGTATCTATTGACTATCAATACGTACCTACATACTATGTATGCATATGTATTACGGAGGCGCAGATGAAAAAGGTTAAAACAATACGAATGCCTGATTGGATGGAGCTGGCACTTGAAGAATTGGCTAAAAAGGATGACAGGACGTTTAGTTATGAGGTTTTACGCAGGCTGAAGGATTCACTAAAGAAAGATGGCGTATCTTGCCAATAAAAATGCCCCGGAAGTGGTAGGACACAACCGAGGCTTTATCGACTAATTCACGCAGGAATAATCGACATGAAAATTGTAGCAAAAGAGAATCCAGAGTTCACCATCTTCCGCTTTGGTGATAGCGAAATTCGAGTGCTTAATAAGCATGGTGAGCCGTGGTTTGTTGCTCAGGACGTTTGCGCTACTCTGAAGATCCAAAACGTCACCCAAGCCTTAGAGAGGCTGGACGATGATGAACGGTCTATGTTTAACATAGGTCGTCAAGGTGAGGCCAATATCGTCAGCGAATCAGGTATGTACACTCTGGTACTCCGTTGCCGTGATGCTGTTAACAAAGGCTCTGTTCCCCATAAGTTCCGCAAATGGGTTACGGCCGAAGTTCTGCCATCAATTCGCAAAAATGGCAGTTATGAAAAACCACTGACGCGGAAAAGCACTACAGAAGAAAGAACTCCACTTCGTGACGCTGTGAATATGCTGGTAAGCAAAAGGCATATGATGTACCCGGAGGCATACGCGCTAATTCATCAACGTTTCCAGATCACAAGCTTTGAGCAGTTGACCCCGGAGCAGATTGAACCGGCTATCGAATATGTTCACTCTATCATTTTGGAAGGCGAGTTGCTTTCACGGCACGATAAGCAAATGGCTCTCCCGCTGTCTTATCCGATGGCATATTTTGAGAACTACCGGCATGTGGTTAAACCAGATGAGTTACGGAGTCCCTGGCATTATCCTGCAGGGCACTTGATCCCAAATGGTGATAATCCCAACCCTCTTGGTCGACTGCTAATCCAACTCAAGGAATTGGGCTACGAAATTGATGCAGCTCAGTTTCAAATGCTTTCGTTGCAGCACCATCTTGAAATGGTGAGGCATAAGCTGGCGAGTATAGAACGCGCTATTCGCTGAAAGGTTATTTCAAATAATTCTAACCCGCTCCGGCGGGTTTTTTTATGCCCGAGGAAACGTAAATGGCAGACAGTCAGAACGCAGGTTCAATCTATTTTGATGTTGATATCGACACAGCAAAACTTCTGACCAGCGCCAGGCAGGTCGATTCGACGCTGGATAACATGGCGTCATCGGCACAATCAACCGGTAAAAGCATGGATAGTATGGGGAAAAATACCAAGTCTGCTTCCTCATCACTAAACCAGATTGCCGCATCCACAAAATCAGTTGATGGCTCAATGCAGACGCTGAATACGACCGTCAGCGCGATGGCTATTGCAATCCAGCAGGCCAATCAATCATCGGCTGCTGCAAGCATGACTCTGGCCCAGATGCAGGGTGCCATGAATTCCCTGATTGGTGCGGCCAACTCGATAGCTGAAGCAATGCGCGGGGCTGGAACCAGCACCAGCACAGCCAGTAACGAATTCAGCCGGGCAGAGTCAATCATCGAAGGCTTGGGTAATCAGCTTGCCATTCTCGATGAGGCTCAGGAGAACGGTGCGAGGAGCGCAGCTATTCTGGCTGCACAACTCCGGGCCGGTGCCGGGGCGACTGATACTGAAAAAGAAAAAATTGGCGAACTTACCGGCCAACTGTATGACATGAAAAACGGCACAGATGCCGGAGTCAAAAGCCATGTTAACTGGAAAAACAGCATGCAGCAGGCCGGTTATCAGGTGCAGGACTTCATTGTACAGGTGCAGGGCGGCCAGTCGGCTATCGTGGCATTCAGTCAGCAAGGATCACAGTTAGCTGGCGCATTCGGTCCGCAAGGTGCCGTTGTGGGGGCGTTGATTGCGCTGGGTTCTGTCATTGTTGGTACGCTTGTCAAAAGCATGGGGAATGCTACAGATACCATAAAGACCTTGGGTGATGCTGCAAGTGCTCTGGACGGTATTATCACTGTTTCTCAGAGTGGGGTGGCTGCACTTTCAGATAAATATGCCTTACTTGCCAGTTCAAACGCTAAGTTTGGTCAGATTCTAAAAACTCAGGCGATCATTGAATACAACCAGGCGCTGAGTAAAATCCCTGACTCTATTCAGAGTATATCGAGTGATGCTCTGTCAATCGGCGATCAACTGAGTGGTGTATTTACAGGGGCAATCCCATCCGTAAGCGGATTAGGTAAGGTTCTGTCAGACCTAAATATAACCACATCTAATTACAATGATGCTGTTAAGCAGATACCTCAAACGCTAGGGGGCGTTAGCCCTGCGCTGAGTTTATTGGCGAATACAGTGGATACCGTGGCAAGCAAGTTTGGACTGTCAACCCAGCAGGCGTTTGAACTGACTAAGCGTCTTAACGATGTGGCAGAAAGTAAATCCCCAGAACAATTACAAAGCCTGGCGCTATGGTTGCAGCAGATGAATAGCTCAACACCTGGAGTTACCAGTGCTTTCGGTGATTTGACGGTAAATGTATCGAAGCTTGGTGTGGCAGCCGCGCAGGCAGAAATAAATTTGGAAAAAGCCAAGGCCGCTAACGATGCACTAACTAAGTCCCAAGAGCGGGCGGTAGTGGCTTCAGAAAGAGAGTTGGCCCTGGCTAAGGCTACCGGAGCTGAAAGAGCTAAGTTACAGGCTTCGTATAAAGTTCAGGACTTGCAATTAAACCCTAATAGCGACAAGGCCAAAGAAATTGAATCAAATGCTGTAGCCACTTATAACGTTCAGCAGGCACAGAAATCACTTTCAGCAGAGCGAAAAAAAGGGGCGACAACAGCCAATCAACAGGCGAAAGCGGAAGAGTCAGTAACTCAGAAACTTGAGCAACTCCGTCAGCAGTCTGATCTGAACGCTGTGTCATCCCAAAACCTGACCCTTGAGCAAGCCAAGCTCCGCGCTGAAATGTCTCTCGGGAAGAATGCCACAGCAGCACAAAGGGAGGAGGCTGCTAAATACGCTGAAGCCATCTGGCAGCAGGCGGCAGCACTCAAGGCCAGAAACCTGATACCTGAAGTTGCTGAGAATGATGATTATCAGAACAAGTCAGCCCAGCTTGAACTGCTTAAAGGGCAGAAAGACTCCCAGGGAAATCTGATTATCAGTCAGCAGCAGTATCAGCAGGCATCTGAAAAGCTGGCCGCAGAGCATATGGCTAACCTGGATAAAATTAACAGCCAGAACGTTGTAACCCCTCAACAGACCATGGCCGCTCAGGTTGACCCTGTTCAGCAACTTGCCAATGAAAACGCACAGAAGCTTGCCCTGATACAGCAATTCACGCAGCAGAAGGTGTTAACTGAGCAGCAGGGCCTTGCGCTGATGAATGCTGCAAATACCCAGTATGAGCAGCAACGCACAGCCGCGCAGTGGCAATTGTTCACACAGCAATCACAGGGTTATGCAGCGCTTGGTGCGGCTGTGGATGGTTTCGGTCAATCAGCAAGTAGCGCGATAACAGGTGTGGTTACCGGCTCTGAAAGCCTCTCATCGGCACTTCAGAATATCGGCAATACGGTAATTAACGATGTAATCCAGACGTTTGTTGATATGGGTATGCAATGGGTTAAGTCGGCGATTATGGGCGCAACAGCTCAGCAGTCAGCGATAGCGGCCACTACGACAGCTCAAGTCGCTGGGATTGCAACTCAGACCACAGCAAGCACCGCCGCAGCAGTCGCCACAACTACAGCATGGGAACCTGCCGCCATTATGTCATCAATTGCATCATGGGGCGGTGCAGTAGCTATAGGGCTGGGTGCCATGGCGGGAATTCTGGCATTGACTGGAAAGCGTAAGAATGGCGGTCCGGTTTCTGCCGGAGGGATGTATCAGGTTGGTGAGTCCGGCCTGCCTGAAATTTATAAGGCAAGCAATGGCAGCCAGTACATGATACCCGGAGATAACGGTAGTGTCCTGAGTAACAAGGATATCACCGGAAGCAATAGCGGTCTAAATGTTCAGGTGGTCATCAACAATCAGGCATCGAATGCTTCACCTCAGTATGTTGGGGCGACTCAGGATAATGGTAGTTATATACTGGAATTCCTTATATCAGATGCTGAAAGGGGTGGGTCATACATCAATACAGTTCAGACAGTGTTTGGTTTATCAAGAAAGGCAACGGGAGACTACTGATGGTAGATAATATTTTTTCAGGAAAGGAATTTGCAGAAGAAGTGAAAAGATGTATCAGTGTTTTCGATACAGAAAGTGACAGAGGGGTCGTGCTGGTAGCATCAAGTATGATTGAAGAGGCCTTGAAAAATTTAATTGCAAGCTATCTACTTCCGCCACTGAATAAAGGCGATGAACTTTTAGAAAGGGGCCCGCTCCAGAATCTAAACAGTAGAATACAGGCCGCTTACCGACTAGGTTTGATCAGAAAATCGGTTTCAGACGGGCTTCATGCTTTTCGCGATATGAGGAATGAATTCGCTCATAACATCGAAACGTGTAATTTCTCAGATCCCAAAATAATTATAAAGCTGGATGCAATTTATAAACACAGTGCGGATATTTCATTGCTATTAGATGGCTATTGGCCGCATGACAAAGAAGGGGGGGCTATTCCTACTCGCCTGAAGTTCACTCTTTTTATCTCAGTGTTAATTTCAGCATTAAACTTTGCTCAAAGAGAAGTTATTGCCATTCAGCCATTAGACTTAATAAATTAACGCATCAAAAAAGCCTCATAATTCTGATTCATGAGGCTTTTTGCCTGGAGATTATTAATGGCAACCGTTCAATACCCCGACAGGCTGCCGTTACCCCAACGTGCCAGCCAGAACATGACGCAGGATACTGGATTCAGAACAACCCAGCCTGCAATTGGTCCTGCAATTTTCACCCCGATAACTACAGACCTGAAAGCCACCTGGTCACTGACATGGATATTTACCCTGCAGCAGGCACAGGTATTTAAGTCGTGGCTGCGTTCACCAACATACTGTGACAGTGGCCGAAACTGGTTTGAAATGGCAATAGACCTTGGAGATAACCAGGGGCCTCAGGTTCAGACCCTGCACTTTACCGGAATGCCGGTTCAGACCAGCAAGGACGGTATCACTGTCACCTGGACTGCCAGGGTTATCTGTAATGGCCTGAATGACGATACCAGTGCTTATGACGACTGGATTGTTGAGGCACCGCCTGGTTATGAGAACTGGCTTGATCCGCTGGTGACAGTGATTTTACCGGAGGCATAATGACGACACTGAAAGAATGGAAGGAGCGGCGGCCAGCATCGGATTTAAAAGAGACTGTCACTTTTTATCACCCGTCATTTGGTTACTACCGGACAGTGAATAACCTGTTTTCACCTGCAGAGTTTGCTGGCGATAGTTACGAACCGGCAAGGTTCAGCGTTACCGAGCCTGCACAGGATGGTACAGCGACAATATCCATGACTATCACCTTTGTTGCCGGCGCCGAAAATGTCAGGAACACACTTAAATCATGGCGGGGCGCACAGCGAATGACGGCGATTTCCTGCAACTACAGCCTGTGGGATAACATTGGTGATTCAGTGGCGCTAAACAGCTATTCGCTTTACGTGAAAGATGTGTCACTCGATGCCAATAACGTGACCATTACTGCAAGCCTGACTAATCCTCTTTCACTTGCTAATCCAATCATCTACACCACCAAAGACTACCCCGGACTTCTGAACCTATGACAAATGATGAATTTATACGGCGTGTCATTGGCAGGCCGTGGGCTAACCGCGCCTGTAGTTTCAGTCAGATGGATTGCTGGGGCCTTGTTGTTCTCTATTACCGGCATGTGCTGAATAAAGAATTGCATCACATTCCGGGCTACGAGTCTGAGTCTGATTTCGTTACCTGCTATATGCAGGAGCGGGCGCACTGGCAGAAGGTGATTTACCTAGTTAAAGGCTGTCTGGCTGTGTTCTATCGCGGCGAATACCCGTCCCATGTCGGAGTGATGATTTCACCGGGTAAGTGCCTTCACTCCCGGGGTGAGCAGGGCTTTGTCAGGATAGACAGTCCGCTAACATTAACGAAGGTGTATCAAAGGGTGGAGTATCTGAAATATGGCGAGATATGAACTGCAGCGGCTACCGGGGTCGCCATTTGAGCGCGGAGAAATAAGTAATAACGCCCGCCTGGTTGACTGGCTTAACCAGCAGAACCTGCACAGCAATGTTGTCATAAGGATGAATGGCCGGACGCTTGAAGATGATTTCGACCTTAATTATGTGCCTGTAAGCGGGGATGTAATCAGCGTATTTGACCAGCCTGAAGGTGGCGTTGGCAAAGTAATCACCAGCGTGCTCCGGCCTGTAACTAAAGTCCTGTCCGGTGTAATGAAACTGTTTGGCCTTTCGGCTAAAACTGGTATTCCTTCGGTATCAACAGGTGAATCATCCAACAATGACCTGACGCAACAGACCAACCGGGCGAGGTTATACAAAGGAAGGCCCAACATTTACGGGCAGGTGAGGGCATATCCTGACCTGATTCAGGAGTCGATATTTGAATATATCGACAACAAAAAGTACGTCACTGAGTGGATGGAGGTGGGTTACGGGTATTACGATATATCTTCTGTGCGATATTCTGAATCATCTCTGACAGCTCTGGCCGGTGCCAGCTACCAGATTTATAACCCTGGTGACGTAATCGGTGACATGGCTCAGGGTTATTCATTCGATGATGTGGACGGGCAGGAGTTGCCAGGTCTGAATGAAGATGATTCGGAGATTAAGCAGCAGGGCACTACTGATACTCTGCTTGAGGGTACATTCAGCGGTGGTCAGTTCTACGCCAGAATCAACAAAGAAACCGGATTCGATTCGTTGTATGACTCGGCCAAGCCGGTATATGTCACTGTCATTGTTAATGTCACCTATAACACGGCGAGCGGCTCGGTAACGAAAGATGTGAGCGTACAGGGAACATTATTCCAGTCCACCATTACAGATGACGGGGCGCTGATTAATCCTGACCAGTATTACAACTTCTGGTTCAGTAATCTATCCGGCTCTGACTACCTCTCTTTGCCGTCCGATACAACAGTGAATCTGACAAAGCTGGTAGTTACCGAGTATGTCGGCACGACGATAGGGCCGTTCTTCGCGGCTCTTGAGTCCCAGCAGTTATGGATTCACCTCTATGCCAACCTGGGCGGCGGTTACGATGCACCGGCTAAAATTACCTGGTGGCAGGTGGATGATGACAATAACCAGATTGCCGGAACGCAGGAAAGTATGGATGTTCCTGTACACAACTCAGGAAGTGATCAGGACTATATCTATGTCACTGAGAAGATAACGCCTACCGCAGGTGTGGGACGCTATGCATTCAGCCTCTACCGTACCAATAACTCGCAGTCAGATTCTGTGCTGTATATCTCTGCGGCTCATGCCGTCACTATGCGCACTAATGTTGTCTATCCTGATGATACGCTGGTGAAAGTCACCGTACAGCAGACTGAGACACCGACCACGACACAGGACAGGAAATATAACTGCCTGGCAGAGCGCATGGTTATCAGCTGGACGACATCCGGAGGAATTGACTACACGCTCAGGCCATCCCGGTCATTCGCAGATGCTGTTCTGCATGAATGGGTTGTGACGGGTAATCAGGATGCGAGCAGGCTTGATATTGCGACACTGTACGAAATATTTAACAGCCTGTCAGACCCTCAACTTGGCTATTTCGATTACACATTCTCAGATGCAGCTCAGCCGCTGGGTGAAAGACTTCAGACAATCTGTGATGTAGCCAGGGTATCGATGAACTGGATCGGCGATACGCTGACGTTCTGGCGGGATGAGGCTGTTGCTTATCCTGAAACTGTATTCTCGCGTTCAAATATGTTCTGGGATGATTACAAAGTGGCTTACACAATGTCTCTGCCTGGCGGATTTGATGGGGTGACGCTGGACTACACGGACCCGACCAGCAATAAAAAGACATACATCTACCTTCAGATTGATGACAGTGGAATCACTGAGGTGGGTGATGCAACGAATAATGCCAACCAAATCAGTCTGGCGGGCAGTCGGAACAAAACTCAGGCATATGACAGGGCGTATCTCGAAGCCAGGAAGATACTATATTCCAGGCTCACGATGACAGTTAAGGTGCTGGAACAGACTCAAGTTGTCAGGGGAAAAGTGGTTCAGTGTCCTGATATGTATGATAACGCACAGCAGACCGGCTACCTGAAGGGCAGGAATGGTGACACTTTCTATACCTCTGAGAGGATAGATTTCTCTGCTGATCAGTTGTTTGTTGTTATGACCGACAGTGACGGGGCATTTCGTGGCAGGTGGCAGTGCCTGCCAGTTGAAGAAAACCCAAAGGCATTCAGTGCAAGCGCAGATCAGTTCGTACTCAATATTTACGATGGCAGATATATCCAGTCACCATCCAGATATTTTATTGCTTCTGATTCCGATCTGAACGCAACGCTGTGGCGTGTAGATAGCGCTAAGCCTAATGGTGATGATACTCAGACGCTGACCCTTACCGAATACTCCCCCGATATCTATCCGAATTAATTAATTATTTCTGCGGCCACCGATCAGATTAACTTCTGAGGATTTGCCGTGTTTAAAAGGCGACAAAATGGCAGATTACAAAATCCCAACCCCGACACATAAACCTGTTCCGAGTGCTGATATTCGCGATGTGGTGTTTGCCGGTGCGAAAGTTGATGAGTGGGTTACCTCTCCCGGATACACATATACAGACCGGTTTGGTAAACAGCATTTGACAGCAGAGGGTATCAATAATCAGTTCCAGCAATTCCTGCTCAACTCTGGTTATGAGTTTCTCGCTGATTATGCCGATGGCCCCATCACTTTCACCAGCCGCAACCAGATAACCGCATACAACGGTGAGTATTATCGCCCGAAAGCTTCTGTATCCCTCCCATACACCACCACCGGTAATACTGTGGCCACATGGTCAACAGACAAAGATAACTTTGTCGTGGTGGGTGATGCGGCGCTGCGGCAGGAGCTGGCAGCGGATGATGGTGAGATTGTTATCGGGAGAATTGGTTATTGCTCTGGTCTTGTTGCAACTGACCCGAAAGCTGAGGGTAAGAAAGTCACAGTTATCGAGTTTGAGAAAGGGAGTTATACTGGTGGTGGAGAGTTTATTTCAAAACTATCAACTCAATTTACTGCTGATTCGGGAAAGGTTTTTGCATCAGCAAATTCTGCTTACGTATGGGTTCGGATTGAATATTTAGCAGGTCAGCCAATTCAGCCTGAATGGTATGGATGCCGTGGCTTGGGGAGTGCATATCCTGATACAGCTAGTTTCATGAAAATGATATCTGGCCTTGAAGATAATGACACCGTCCTACTTGGTATGGGGAGAGAGTATTACAACGATGACCCATATAACACCAGATGGGCTATAACAAAAAACAACATCAGCATTGTTGGTCAGGGATCGACTTTATCCAGAAGGACTATGCTTTCATCTGATGGCTTTGGGATTATCCTAGATGTTCAGTCAGTTACAAAGTTTTATCTTGGCGGGAGATTACATCTGGCAGGAAATGACCCACTCTCCGAAATATACAATACTTCCGGAGTGTCATTAAATAGCGGGGTCAGTTATTCCAATTCACCTGTGCAAACCTTCTGTATTCGTATTGAAAACAGCTCAGATGTTGTAATAGGGGATGGAGTAACCGGGGAAAGAGCGACATATATAGGCTATATAAATGGGTGTACAAGAGTAAGCATTAAAGGATCATATCGTTACTCTGGCCAGGTGTATCCGCTGACAGGTTCTGATTTGTCATTAGGCTCTGCTTTTAAATTTAATAACTCGACGGAGATTAACACAGACATAACAGCAGATAACTGTGCATATTCAGGTGTTGAGCTTGAAGGTTACAATTATAACGGGACCATAAAAGTAAGGTCTAAAAATAACTATCATGCGGCTGCTCATTTATTTACAAGGAATGCGAATTTTACTGTGGATGTATCGGCTGAGGATTGTGTTGTATCAGGGATATTTATTGGTAACCTTTCCCGTGTTATAACTGGCAAGGTTTCTTTCAGAAGTATTAATACTTCCGCTCCAGCTGTATTCATTCAGTGCACTGATACCACTATGCCCGTCACTGATGTTTCCCTTGATATAGTGAGTTATGGGCAAGGAACGGCCCTTACAACTTACGCAACTACAATCGGGAAATATATCTACAATAATAAATTCAATGTCATATCAGAAAGAACGGCAACAACAGGGTCGCATGTTGCTCTTACTTCTGCGTATTACAATGAAATTTCTATACGCGCTATTGGCGGCGCTAGGTGCCTTACATTATCATCAGGAAATTTTAATGATTTCATTCTGAAGCCAACTTACGGGGTGGGAACGGTTTATCAGTCGCCTGGCTGGTATAATAATTTTGATATAACATCAATGACTTCTGAGGGAGCATCTACGGCGACAAGATATGTGTTACGTTATGAGCAAGCCATTGTTGAAGGTTCTCCTTCTGTGACATCCAATAGCCCGGAGTCTATGCTTGCATATAACAGCAAGAAAGATTATGCGACATACCCATCATACCCAAACATTGCTCACGCGACTGCAATACCGACTGCAGTCCCGGTAGGCGGACTGTGGGTAGATACTGACGATGATAATACTGTTAAGTGGAGAGCTTCGTGATGAGTGATGATTTATATGATGAGCTGTTCAGCGGGCGTAAAGCAATTGAGGATGCTTTAGCTGCAACTGCAAAGCAGGCAGCTGAACTGGAAACCGAAGCAGAAGATTATGAAAGAGATCAAAAATAGAAATATAACATTCACTATGCCACTTCATTATAAAATGAAAGTGGCATAAGATATTCTAATTGTAGGGTGGTGCGATAGCAGTAGTTCGTTTTTTTAATATCATTGGCTTTAAAGTTATATATATGAAGCAAAGTGATAAAGTTATTGCAAGCTCACTATAGGTGTTTCTATTTATTCTCTGTGCGATATTAAAGTGAATAAACTGATGGATAAACATTACTGTTAGTGAGCTTTCACCAAATAACAGCACTATCTTGTTGCTTATTGACTTTGATGTTTTCATTATAAATAAAGTGACACTTAGGGCTACAAATAAAGAAATTACAGGAAAACCATACTCGGTGGCCTTTAAATCTATTTTTAAAAATCCTGGTAATAACACCATTGCGATACATGAAATTATGAAGCAGGGGAACACTAACCGCCATGTAAATAATGATTCATTTCTTTTCACCAGGTGACCTGTCAGCATTAATGGTATTGAATACAGGCATACGTCTAAGTCATAGATTATATCTGTTTTTACATAATATGACTCAACATATGATAGTGAGAGCATTATTACAATTGTTGTTATTATGTTTACCGTACTCATTTTAGAAGCGAGGTTTAGCACAATGCTTGATAAAATGAAAACAGGTATAAACCAAAAAACACCAAGTGATCCGGTTAGCCATGCTCCCCCCATTGAGAAGTTGAATGCATATGTTTCAATTTGGGATAATGTCAGGCCACCTCTTGCATAACTGACCAGCGCATCAAAGCATGTAAAAGCTATCCAGTATAAAATATATTGAGAAATTAACTTTGTGTGTTTCTTTAGTTTCAGCCGCCCGTTTGGATTCTGTAGGTAGCCTGATAATATAAAAAAGAAAGGCATGTGGAATGTGAATATTAAATACTTTAAATTTCCAGTTAATATATGACCCGCAACAACTAATATAATAGCTATCCCTTTGGATATATCAATCCATTCAACTCTTTTTTTTATTTCAGATGACATTTTTAGTGTTTTATATTATGGATAAAAAAACCAACATACAGTAATGTAAAGGTTTAGTAAATATTTTGAAATGAAAATATCTATAGTTTGAATGGTAATTGTACAGATTTGATTGTTAATATAATGTTGCAAATAGAATGTGGGTATTCAATTTAACTTAGACGAAGGATTACACCATGGCCTTCCCATCCCCCGCTGCAGACTACACAGAAACACGCCTGACACCGAATCTGGTCATGGGTATCACCGAATCCTCAATCATCGTTCCGACAGATGAGGGCTACGCTGTAGTCGAGCCTGGCATACCGGCAAAAGCGGGGAGGGTGGTTCTGCTCGATCTGGCCGGTCAGCAAAAACTGTTTGCGACAGTCGGCGCTGGCCGGTTTATCACTGACGGCGGAATTATCGAAGGTGAAGCGCTGGACGATGCGCGGGTGATTGGCGTGGTGACGTTTATGGTGAAGAGTTTTGACAGGGCCTAA